GACTGGTAGTATAACAGGAATAACAAGAGAAGGTAATGTTGAAATAGACGGAGATCTTGATGTAACAGGTATTCTTACAGCACAAGAATTTCACACATCATTTGTATCAGCATCCATTATTTATTCCTCTGGTTCAACCAAATTTGGTGATAGTGCTGATGATATACATCAATTTACAGGTTCAATAAAAGTAAGTGGTTCAATTTATGGTGATGGGGAATATATAACTGGAGTGGTATCTGCGAGTCATGCTGTGAGAGCTGATATAGCCGACAATGCCATTGATTACAGTTCAAGTTTTGAAGGTAGATTGACAACTGATGAAAGTGATATAAGTACAAATCAATCAGACATTTCAGATTTACAAACTGATTCAGGAAGTTTTTCAACAAGAGTTACGACAAATGAAACAGATATAAGCAATTTACAGACTGATAGTGGTTCATTTAGTACGAGAGCAACAACGAATGAATCAGATATAAGTAATTTAGAGACTGATTCAGGTTCATTTAGTACACGGGTGACAACTTTAGAAAATGAAGAAAGTTCAAGTTATGCTGTGTCTGCTTCACATGCAGTTCGCGCAGATATTGCTGATAGTGTGATTGGAACGATTGAATCAGCCAGTTTTGCACAGAACGCCTTTGATTATAGTTCAAGTTTTGAAGGTAGATTGACGACTGATGAAAGCGACATATCCACAAATGAAACAGATATAAGTAATTTACAAACTGACAGTGGAAGTTTTTCAACAAGAGTAACAACTTTAGAAACTGATGAAACAGCATCTTATGCAGATTATGCTACATCAGCGAGTCATGCTTTGAGAGCTGACATATCAGATAATGCTATTGATTACAGTTCAAGTTTTGAAGGTAGATTGACGACTGACGAAAGTGATATAAGTACAAATCAAACAGATATTTCAAATCTTCAAACTGATAGTGGAAGTTTTTCAACGAGAGTCACTAATAATGAAACGGACATAAGTAATTTACAAACAGATAGTGGTTCATTCAGTACAAGAGTAACAACCAACGAAACAGATATAACAAATCTTGAGACTGATTCAGGAAGTTTTTCGACACGAGTAACAACTTTAGAAAACGAAGAAAGTTCAAGTTATGCTGTATCTGCTTCTCATGCTGTGAGAGCTGATATAGCTGACAGTGTAATAGGTACGATAGAAAGTGCATCTTTTGCACAGAACGCTTTTGATTTTAGTGGGTCATTTAATACAAGAATTACGACTGATGAAAGCGACATAAGCACAAATCAGACAGACATATCAAATCTTCAAACTGATAGTGGTTCATTTAGCACAAGAGTAACAACTGTTGAAGAATTAACTGGTAGCTATTGGACTGGTTCTGGTGGTAATATACATAGAATGAGTAATGTAGGAATTGGTATAGCCAATTCATCATATCCATTATATATAGCAGATTCTGCTGGAGAATATATTAGAATGGCATTGAGTGCGGATCTTAGATATTATCATAGTTTAATAAACCATTATTCTGCTACTCCTGCATCCAGTAAAATGATTTTTGCTGTAAATACTGCACCAAATATACAAGATCAATTATTGACTCTTGTAGGAAACAGTTATGTCGGTATTGGCACAACCGATCCATCTGTAAAATTGGAAGTTGCTGGAGATGCTTTAATAACTGGTTCTCTTACTGTTAATGGTCTTCTTACTGCTCAAGAATTTCACACATCATATGTTTCCAGTTCAATTGTTTATGCATCTGGTTCAACAAAATTTGGTGATACTGGAGACGATATACATCAGTTCACTGGTTCAATAAGACAAAGTGGTTCAGATAGTTATTTCATGAATAGTGTAGGAATCGGTACGACTGACCCAAATGCAGATGCTAAATTACATGTTAGTGGTGGAGATATTTATGTAACTGGTAATGGTGGTAGTGGTTATGGATATTCATTGAGAGTGTTTAGTGAAAATCTTACTGACTATATCAGAATGTATGTGGATGGTACTACTTCACATATTGTATCGTCAGAAACTATAAATATAGGAACAGTAGCAGGAAACATTGGAATAGCTGCAGAAGCAGGATATGTTCAAATACAGAGTAGTGCTGGAAATCATATGTATTTTGATGCTGGGAATATGTTTTATTTTCGTGATGAAGATGATTCTAATGCTATAAGAGCCGAAATCAATAGTGCAGATGGTGCTGCCAATTTTGGTTTAAATGGTGGTTATGTAGGAATCGGTACGACTAATCCTGATTCGTTATTACATATATCTGGAACTTCATTACCTATGCTTCATTTACAACGATCTCATGGTGGTGCTTCCACAATACAATATGAAAATAATGAAGATTCTTGGTTTTCAGGAATAGATGGGTCGGAAAATTTTGGAATTGGAAAGGTTAGCAACTTAACTGATTATCTTTTTGTTATTACGACTGCAAATGATTATGTAGGAATTGGTACAATGTTACCACAAGAACATCTTCATGTTTGGAATAATGTTTCAGCGTCGGCTTTTTATGGAGATGGTTCAAACCTAACAGGTTTAACAGCCGACAATGCATATTGGACAGCAAGCGGTGGAGAAATACACAGATTAAGTAATGTAGGTATTGGCACGACTGATCCAGGTTATTTATTAGAAGTAAGTGGTAGTAGTAAAATATCTGGAGAAACATATACTGCATTATGGGTAGAAGGTAACAGTCAAGGACATGTTATATTAAAGGCATTAGGTGCTACATCTGATTATAGAACTTATGATGTGTTAAGTTCTGGTGATAAATTTTTTATTAGACGATTAAATGATGATGGAACGGCGTTAAATGCTAATGTTTTAACAATAGATGATGATAATGTAGGTATTGGCACGACTAATCCTTCTGAAAAACTTCATGTATCTGGAAATATTAGTATATCTAATAGTGATGAATCATCTCATTTATATATTGATAATGATGCTACTAATTATAATTCTGGAATAATGCATAAATCTATTGGTACAAATAAATGGTTTGCAGGACTGAGATATAATAGACATAATAATTACACAATTTATGAAGTTGATGGATCTGACAGTGAACGATTTACAATAATAGCTGGTGGTAACGTGGGTATTGGCACAACTAATCCTTCAGCTCTATTACATTTAAGTGGATCAGGAGTTGCAAGTGGAATACAATTTGGAACAGATGTTACTTTATATAGAGGAGCGTCAAATCAATTAAATACAGATAATAATTTTGCTGCTGGTACTATGTATGCTGGTGGTGGTGCTGGTTCAATGTATGCTTCCTATTTTAGAGCATTATCAACAGGTGTTGAAACACATATCGGTGGAAATACTAATGGATTTATATCTTTTCACTCGAGTGCATCAGAGGGTATGAGATTAACCAGTGGTAATGTAGGAATCGGTACAACTACACCAGAAGAAAATCTTCATGTATGGTCTAATGTTTCTGCTTCTGCTTATTACGGTGATGGTTCAAATCTTACAGGTTTAACCGCTGATAATGCTTACTGGACTGCATCTGGAGGTAATATACACAGGTTGAGTAATGTTAGTATTGGAACAACAGATAACTCATTTGGACAATTACAAATAGAAGGAGATGGAACATTTCCTCAGTTTACAATTATTGATAATGTTGGCAGTGTAGCACGATATAGATTTACTGCATACTATGAAGCATCTACAGGCCCAAGTTTAATAATAGACCCAAATAGTACAGCAAACCATAATTTAGTTCTTGATAATTCAGGTACAGGAATGATGGGATTGTTAGTTCCTGATGGAAATATTGGAATTGGTACGACGGATCCATCTGTGAAATTGGAAGTAGCTGGAGATGCTTTAATAACTGGTTCTCTTACAGTTAATGGACTTCTTACAGCTCAAGAGTTTCATACATCATATGTTTCGGCTTCAATAGTTTATAGTTCTGGATCTACAAAATTCGGTGACAGTGAAGATGATATTCATCAATTTACAGGTTCATTAACAGTAAGTGGATCAATTTATGGAGATGGGGAATTTGTAACAGGAGTTGTTTCATCAAGTCATGCCGTGAGAGCTGATATATCAGATAATGCTATTGATTATAGTTCAAGTTTTGAAGGTAGATTGACGACTGATGAAAGTGACATTTCAGATTTACAAACTGATAGTGGAAGTTTTAGTACACGAGTAACAACTTTGGAAGCTGAAGAAAGTTCAAGTTATGCTGTATCTGCTTCTCATGCTGTGAGAGCTGATATAGCTGACAGTGTAATAGGCACGATAGAAAGTGCATCCTTTGCACAGAATGCTTTTGATTATAGTGCATCTTTCAGTACGAGAATTACGACTGATGAAAGTGACATAAGTACAAATCAATCAGATATTTCAAATTTACAAACTGACTCAGGTAGTTTTAGTACACGGGTGACGACAAACGAAACAGATATTACGAATTTAGAAACTGACTCAGGTAGTTTTAGTACACGAGTTACAACGAATGAAACGGATATTACAAAGCTTGAGACTGATAGTGGTTCATTTAGCACAAGGGTTACAACTACTGAAGAATCTGCATCAATCTGGAAGAAAAATGGTGGAGATATTTATGTCAGCGACACGACAAATTATGTAGGTATTGGATTAACAAATCCTGTTGTTCAACTTCATGTATCTGGTGCAAGCAGATTTTTAGATAATATGGCAATATCGGCTGGAAAAAAATTACGATTTGATTGGTTAAATGATGGCTTTGAACAAATTTTTTTAGATTCTAATAATGATTTTTCACTTGGTTCTAATGCTATGATATATGGGTTTCAAGGAAGTAATGGTTTACATTTCTTTGATACAGATGAATGGGTTCAGTATATTACATTAAAAAATAATAAGGTAGGAATTGGTACAACTGATCCAGAAGAACAATTACATGTTTGGAGTAATGTATCTGCTTCTGCTTATTACGGTGATGGTTCAAACCTTACAGGTTTAACCGCTGATAATGCTTATTGGACGGCAAGTGCTGGAGAAATACATAGATTAAGTAATGTAGGAATTGGTACGACTAATCCAGATAATATTTTACATGCTTATCAAGATATAAATACATATGTTAGAATTTCAGTTGAAAATCCAAATACAGGAAATGCTGCTCAGGCTGGGTTACAACTTGTTTCTGCTACAAGTCAATTAACATTGGCTGCTTATGCGAGTTCTTACAGTGTAACATCATTTGCTGATAGAGTAGCATTATTTGGTGATACAACTGCAGGAGGTATTAATATTGCTGCATTAGCAGCCACTGGTGATATTAGACTTATGACTGGTGGTACAAATGAACGAGTTAGAATTAATAATACTGGATATGTTGGAATTGGTACAGACAATCCATCTGTGAAATTGGAAGTAGCTGGAGATGCTTTGATAACTGGTTCTCTTACAGTTAATGGTATATTAACTGCACAAGAGTTTCATACATCTTATGTTTCCAGTTCAATTGTTTATGCGTCGGGATCAACAAAATTCGGTGACAGTGGAGATGACATACATCAATTCACTGGTTCAATACGACAAAGTGGTTCAGATAGTTATTTCATGAATAATGTAGGAATTGGTACGACAAATCCGGGAACATCATTAGAAGTATATGGTACAAATGAAATAATTCGTATAACCGCTGATACCACTGGTGGAAATCCGTATTTTTCATTTTATCAAACAACAACCAGACGAGCATTAGTTCAATTTTTAGATGCTAATAATACATTGAATATAGTTTCTGAATATGGTGATATTGCATTTGAAGCAGCATCATCACAAGGCTCAGATTCTGATACAGAATATATGCGGATACAAGCTGGTGGTAATGTAGGAATTGGAACTGTTACACCAGAAGAAAATCTTCATGTTTGGAATAATGTATCTGCTTCTACTTATTATGGAAGTTCATTAAATATTAGAAATACAATAGCTACGAGTGCTCCAGAAATTTCACTTACTGGCGATGCCGCAGCGGCATATTTAAGACATTATAATACTGGTAGAGGTGATACGGTATTTAGTAATCCTGCTGCTGATTCAACATTTTTATTTACAAACAATTCAACTTTATTTGGTGTAGGTACTTTATCTTCACATCCATTAATATTTGCGACCAATGATACTGAACGAATGAGAATAACAAATACTGGAGATATAGGAATCGGTACAAATAATCCCGACGCTAAATTACATGTTAGTGGAACATTTCAATATGGTGATTATGAACAAAGTAATTTTGCTACCTTTGCATCTGGTACTGAATATCAAGGAGAAGGATGGTATAGAATTTCTTCGTGGAATAATGCACGTGGAATATGTACAGTTTATTTAAGTACTCGTGATAATAATGCACATAATTTGATTGAAGCTGATTTAACATTTGGTGGTTATTCAACTGGAAATGGTATTATTATTCGTAAAAATATGAGATATAATCCTGCTCCAATTACTAAAATGCGACTATCTACAGAGGCTCAATATATATATCTCGATCTTTATATTCAACAACCAACAGTATATGTTGGTGATATATATATTTCAACGCGCGAAAATCAAGGTGTTGCTGGTGGCAATTATGCAGAATTATCTATGTCGTATAATCCTATTATTGGATCGAATAATGTGGTAATAGCAGCTACTGATTATAATGTAGCTCATAATATTATAAATGTATCATCGTTCAATCGTGGCGGCACATTTATAGGAAGTGATAATGATGAAGATTATCCAACATTTAGATTTAGTGGTTCATTAACTACTGGTATGTTTAGTCCTGCTGTAAATGAAGTTGCCTTATCAACAGCAGCGACTGAAAGATTTAGAATAGACAGTGATGGAAATGTAGGAATAGGTACGACTGTTCCACAAGAAGATCTTCATGTATGGAGTAATGTAAGTGCTTCTGAATTTTACGGAGACGGTTCAAACCTTACTGGTATAAGTGCTGATAATCTGGGAGACGTTGCTACTTCGGCTTCTCTTTGGAAACAAAATGGTGGAGATGTATATGTCAGCGACACGACAAATTTTGTGGGTATTGGTACAACAAATCCAACAAGAATGTTACATGTTACTGAAGAAGCACAAATAGATTTATTAATTGTTAGTTCATCTGGTGGCTGGACATATTTAACTGCTCAGGGTTCATGGATGCAACTCAGATCAAATGTTGGTTCATCTTATATAAGAATTCCATATAACAATGATTTTGTTATAATAAGTGACCGATTAGGAATTGGTGTAACACCAGACACTGGAAAAGAATTGGATGTTGATGGTATATCACAATTTAGAGATGATGTTCATGTGACTGGAAGTGTTAGTATTGGTGGTTCAACAAATACAAATTTATATTTAAAAAATCCTGGTGGTTCAGGAGATTCTTTAATTTGGTGGTTAGATAGTACTGGTGCGGATGAATTTTATATAGGACAAACTGCGGAAAGTAGTAATTTTAATTTTTATAATTTTTTAGATGGTTCTTTTCCATTGATTCTTTATAGTGATGGAGATGTTCGTTTCATTGATAGTCGTATAATAATGGAAAGTAGTTCTGGTTATGTAGGAATTGGTACAATGTCACCAGAAGAACAATTACATGTTTGGAGTAATGTTTCTGCATCAACGTATTATGGTGATGGTTCAAATCTTACAGGTTTAACCGCTGATAATGCTTACTGGACAGAGTCTGCTGGAGAAATACACAGGATGAGTAATGTAGGTATTGGTACAAATAATCCATCTGCTAAATTAACTGTAGTTAATGGTGGAATTTCTGTATATGAAGGTGCGATGTATGTCAGAACAGGATCAGTTAATTCTGGTAAAAATGTCGGTTTAGAAACTCCTGGTTTAGAAATTGCACAATTGGGAAATATAAGTGGAAATTATGCTTTATTAAAAATGGCTGGTTGGGCTGCTGCTGATGGTAATTATATCCAATCAATAGGTATAGCAAATAATGTGACTGATATGGTTTTTGGAGTGTATGATAGTGGTGGCGCATCAAATGAATACATGAGACTTTCTGATGCTGGAGCAGTCACCGTCGCAAAAATTACTGGTTCTTTACTTACAACTGGAAATGTAGGAATAGGCGTATCAGTTCCTGATACAAAATTGGATGTAAATGGTGGAATAAAGGCTGGAAATATCGGAGGCAACACTGATTTTTCTTCATCAATAGGACAGATACAATTTAATACAGATAATACTTGGGGTTCTCCTGTAATAATTGATTCTGATGATGTGTGGGGAGGAAATTCTGGTAATCCTACTATTCAAATGTGGCGACCAACTGGTGCGGGAGATCCTTATGCTTGGTATGTTTGGAAAATGCTGGCAGATCCAAATGGACTTCATTTTAAAGTTGATAGAAATGTTAGTGCATCTGAATATGGTGATTATCAATCTTCATTTACTGATGCACTGACAATGGATTTATATGGTAATGTTGGTATTCAGACAGCCGATCCAAGATCTGATTTACATGTTTGGGGAAATGCATCTGCTTCTGCATTTTACGGTGACGGTTCAAACCTTACAGGTTTAACCGCTGATAATGCTTATTGGACTGCAAGTGCTGGCGAAATACACAGGATAAGTAATGTAGGTATTGGTACAATTAATCCATCTGCATTATTACATTTACAACGAAATGAGAGTACATATGCGATAAATTTAGTTAATACACGAGATCGTGCGGGAATAAAAATTCAGGCATCTACTGCTGGAACTGAATTATTTACGGTATCGCGTGGTGCTAACGGTATGAATTTACAATCTGTAGGTACAGATGGATCAACTGCGTATGCTATGTTAATTAATCCATTTGGCGGATATGTCGGGATTGGCTTGACAAATCCATCTACAACATTAGAAGTAGCTGGGGATGCCTTAATAACTGGTTCAATGACTGTTAATGGTATATTGTATGCACAAGAATTTCATACAAGTTATGTATCCAGTTCAATTGTTTATGCTTCTGGTTCAACTAAATTTGGTGATACTAAAGATGATATTCATCAATTTACAGGTTCTGTTGAAATCAGTGGAACATTAGATGTAGCTAATGGTATTTATGATGAGGGTATTCAACTTAGTTTTAATGATAATCCAACAGTAAAATTGTGGAATGGTTCGGCTGGTGTAAGTAATGGTATTGTGAGTTTATATAACATTACAACTGAACGAGTAAGAATAAGGGCATCCGGTGAAACATTTTTTAATGGTGGTAATGTTGGTATTGGTACTAATGATCCTGAACAACTTTTTGATGTAAATGGTATATCACAATTTAGAGATGATGTTCATGTAACAGGTAGTATATTTGTTCAAGAATCCGGCTCTTTTATTCAAGCTGTAGGAATTGGTACTGATTTTCCTATGAGATTTGAAACTGTTAATACAATTGATAGAACAAGTGGCGCAAAAGATGATGGTATAATCAGTGTTGATGGTGGTTTTATAATTCATGCTGATAGAAATAGCAATGGGACTGGAATCACGAGAGCATTAGAATTATATGAAGATACTGATTTCATTTTAAGTGCTTGGGCTGTTAGTGGAGAAGGTCGGGTAGGAATTGGAACACATACGGCATCAATGGCTCTCGATGTTGTAGGTAATGTAACGGCATCAGCTTTTTATGGTGATGGTTCAAATTTAACAGGTATAAATGCTGATAATTTAGGAGATGTTGCTGTATCCGCATCAATTTGGCAAACGAGTGCAAGTTACGCATGGTTAAATGATGGTAATGATGAAGTAGGAATTGGAGTAAGTGGAAGTGATATTGATGCGAAGTTTCACATTTTTTCAAATGAAACAGGAAGTAGAGCATTTTTAGTTGAAGGTCAAAATGGTGCATTATTCCAAGTATTTGATGAATTGAGTGGTTCATTATTTGCTGTAAGTGATATAAGTGGATTACCTATTTTAGAAGTATTCGACGACGACAAAGTAGTAATGGGTAAGTATGCCGAAAACACTTTAGTGGTTACTGGAAGTAAAGTTGGTATTGGTACGGATGCTCCTCAAGGTGTGTTGGAAATTCAAGAAAATGATACCATAATTACATTAGGTAGTAGTCCATTATCCGCAGGTTATGGCGGTATTTGGTTTAATGATGTTCCTGATTCGTCTAATTATTCAATAGCTGCACATAGTGATTCTGATCTTTTTATTAATGTTCCGTCGACAAATGACGACATTATTTTTAGAAGTAATAATAGTGCTACAATGATGACTATTACAGGTGATGGATTAGTAGGTATTGGAGTGACTTTACCAACTCACCCATTGCAAGTAGCAGGAGAAATTTCCTCGAGTACATGGATAACGGCTGGACAAACATTTCAAACACGAATATTTGGTGATGCGAGTGGAGCAAGATTACAATTTGGTCAAGCATTTGATGTAGATTCACTGGGAACATTTGGTAATCATGATTCTGCATTTATTTGGAATTCAATAAATAGATTAATTCGTATTCAACAAGATAGTACTGATGTAATGGTTATTCAAACAGATGGTCGCGTAGGAATTGGTACGACTAATCCACAATACACTTTACAAGTTAATGGTGGTATTCGTGCTGATAATACAACTGAATCATCGTCGTTTGAAGATGTAACACAAACATATCCAGTAGAAATAAATTATTTTACGGATAGAAGTTTACAAATGTATTGGAGTTCCAAAATATTTAATATGCAAATAGATGGTGATCAAGCAAGTGCTATTCACATTGGAGATGAATTTTATATAACCGGAAGTAATGGATGGGTAGGAATAGATACTGCTAATCCAAGAAATCATTTACAAATCGGTTCTAATCCTGGTAATTATTCAGGAAATGATTTAGTTGTATCAAATGCTAATGGAAGTATTGCTGTTGGGAATAGTGCTGCTGGATATGCCTATATATCAGCAAATAATCCATTGATTTTAAATACAACTGGAAATAATATAGGATTAGGATCAACTCACATTCCATCAGAACAATTACATGTATGGGGAAATGTTTCGGCTTCTGCCTTTTACGGAGACGGTTCAAATCTAACAGGAATAAGTGCTGATAATGCGTATTGGACTGGTAGTTGGGGTGATGGAAGTGATATAAATAGAGAAAGTGACGTTTATGTTACTGGGTCAGTTCATATTGCCGGAACATTATATGCATCTGCTAAATCATTTGATATTCCGCATCCAAGTGGTGAAGGAAGATTAACATACGGTGCTCTTGAAGGGCCTGAATATGGTGTTTATTATAGAGGTAAAATGAAAGGTGAAATTATAGAATTGCCATCATATTGGCAACATTTAGTTGATGAAAATTCAATTACAGTTGAATTAACAGCAATTGGAAAATATCAAAAATTGTATGTGGATTCAGCGACAAATAAGCGAATAATAGTAAAAACAAAAGAATGGTTCAGTAAAGTTTCAGAATTTTATTTTACTGTATTCGGTGAACGAAAAGATATTGATAAGATAAAGGTAGATTAAATGAGCACATTTTATGGAATAAAACCGATAGTCGGAAATGGTTTAACAAGTTTTATACATGGATTAAATATAAATGGTTACAGTGATGGTTTATTAACTGATTCATTAAATAATTCAGATGTAGAATTTGAAGTAACTAATTCTGAATTAATTAAACGACGACAAAAAGTTACATTCAAAACGAATGGAACTGATCAAAATTTAACATCAATAAGTGGTAGTGTATATAATCCTGGAACTGGTTCATATACTTTTAATATGTGGATTAAACCATTGTCGAATGAAGGATATATATTTGAAAAAGGTAATCAATTTAATTTGGCTTTTACTGGACAAAATCATTTTTTATTATATTTAACACCGAATGCATTTGGTACTTTAGTTGGTGTTGCGGTTACTGGAAGTAGAGGTTGGGTAGCTTCTGGTGCAAGTAATGTAATGCATGCTTTAACTGAATTTGATTTAGAAAGTATGACTGTTAATGAAAGTAAATGGAACATGTCGCCGGGTACAATTATTCGAAATACTGTTGCTGGAATGGCAATAGATAGTGCGTCGTTTATGATTGGTTCAAATGCTTATGATTATATTACTGAACACAATCACAGTAATAATGGATGGAAAACTTTAATAGGAAATTATGTAGTAAATAAACCAACATACGGAGATGGTGATCCAGAGACATATGGGCGGATGATGAGAGGAGTTGATTTTAATCATGAATTTGTTTTTCATAGTAATTCTCCACTATATAATGGATTACGTGGTTGGGTATGTAAAGAAAATCGTTCTGATGGTTCGTTTGTAACTTCATCATATACTAATGGTTATCAATATGGATTATGTATTGATAAACCTCCATCAACGGGTTCATTTGGCTATGTTGCAAATTATTCGTATGAAAATATTCAAAAATTTACACAAAGCACAATGGAAATAGTAGATGTTTTTGGTACATCTGGAACTGGAGACGATCAATTTATTAATCCATATGGAATGACATGTGATAGAGATTATCTTTATATAGGAGATTTTAGTAATTTTAGAATTAAAAAACATAGAAAAAGCGATTTATCATATGTAATGAAAACTGGTTCAAGTGATACGGATAGTGATTATTATGTCCGAGCATATGATTTGGCTGTCGATGATACTCATTTATATACTGTGGGATTATATGAATTGAAAAAATTTAACAAAGAAACCTTTGAATATATTGGAAAAATAGATTTTGCTAATTATAGGAGTAGTTGTTATCATTATGGTCTCAAAGCAGTATGGGCGAGTGGTAGTATTGTATATTTGGCTGATCGTGCGAATGATTTCAAATCATATAAAGAAAATAATTATGGAAATTTTACTAAATATGGAGAAGATTTGTCGGTTGATAGTTATGGAGATATAGGAAGTATGTTATTGGATCAGGGAATTAAAACTGAACCAACAGGATTTGTGTGGTCTTCAGATCAAGATTTTGATGCTGTATGGAAACATAAATTTAACAGTGATCACACTCTCACAGTAGAAACATCGAGTTATGATGGGTTGAGTAGTACCACTGATTTAGGGTGGAATTATGTAATGGATGTGGCAATTGATTTTGAAAATAGATGGTTGTATGCGACTGATTATTATAATCATAGATTTAAAAAATTAAAACTTGATGATTTGAATTTAATTAAACTGACAGGTTCATCGGCTGCTGGAGATTATCAATTAGATAATCCTCGCGGATTATGTGTAAGCGCAAGTTATATTTATGTGTGTAATACTGATGATGGCAATGTTAAAAAATTTAATTCTGATTTAGAGTATATTGAAACAAGTTTATCAAGTGTTTGGAATATGATGAGAATACGATATGATAACTTAACTAATAGATTTTATACAACAACTTCAACTGAAATTGTTAGAATATATGACCATAATTTTAATTTATTAAAATCAAAAACATTTACTGCTGGTCGAGAAACATTTAATGCGTTTAGGTCAATAGCATATGATTTTCATGTTGATGATAAATGGGTTTATATAACTGATAATTATAGAACTAATATACTTGATAAAAATGATTTAACATTTGAAAATGAAATAGCTCCTTTTTCATATACTTTAAGAAGTGATGTTGCAGCGACAGGTTCATGGCATAATATAGGATTCACTTATGATGGTAATGATTTGAAATTATATTTAAATGGTAATTATCAAATTTCACAGAGTGTAGATAATGCAAATGTTAGTATTAGTAATAATACCCCTATGAGATTTAGTAAATGGGATTGGTATAGTTATGCAAGTCAATTCACTGAAAATGAATTTGGTGCGATAATGACATATGATAGGGTATTAAGTGATGATGAAATGCGACAAAATTACGAATCATTAGTAAAGGAGCATACGAAATGAGTTTTTATCACAATCCAAGAATAATAACTGATGGATTAGTTTTCATGTGTGATCCTACGAATTACAAGAGTTATAGGAGTGGTAGTTCAATTTTATATGATTTGAGTGGAAATGGGTATCATGGAACTATTACAGGTAATCCACAGATAACAGGAAGTTTTTTTAATTTTGATGGTGATGACGACGAAATAAATTGGACAAACATATATAATCATCAATCGAGTTCAACTATTGAATGTTGGTTTAATATAGATACTTATCAATCTGAATCTGCTGGAATTATTGGCTATTTAATGAATGGAAATGGTGGTTATTCTGATAATTCAATGGGAGGATTGTGTGTGTCCGGTACATTACCTGAACCATTAACAGAAACTGCTGGTTTAGAATTTTCATTGATTACAGATACACAGACATATAGGCAAGTAAAGACTGTTGTTACAAAAAATGAATGGCATTTAGTAGCATTAGATAAAGACATGGAAAATGGTATTATGAATTTATATATTGATACTGAATTACGAGGAACGAATACATTTGATGAAACAACATACGCACAATGGCCTGATCCCGGAACATATATTGGTTCAAACAATAATTTTGGCGTTGGATATTTTAATTCATCTAATACCGCAAATTTATCATATCCAAGTCGACATTTCAAAGGAAAAATTGCTACAACACGAATATATAATAGGATATTAACTGACGACGAAAAGAAACAAAATTACATTGCTACAAAAGGAAGATTTAAATGAGTGCGTATGGAGGATCAAAAATAGTAACAGATGGATTATTAGTATATTTAGATGCGTCTGATAATCAAAGTTATTCGACTGGTGCTATTTTACATAATTTAGTTAATAGTGATAATAATTTTATTAATTATAATGGTGCTGGTATAAGTGGTAGTGCTGCATCAAAACGAATAGTATTTGATGGAGTGAATGATATAGCACAATATGTAGGAACACCGACTGGATTACAAGGAGATCCTGATTTTACTGTATTTGGTGCGTTTTATCGAACAGGAGATATGATAAATGAAGCATGTTGGGGATTTGGTACAGGTGCTACATTAGATGGAATAGGTTCATATAATGGTGGTACTCCTAATGATATAGCATTAGATTTGTGGGGTAATTCGACAATAACGACAGGAGATGATTTTCCATTGAATAGTTGGGTATTGGTTCATTGGGTTAAAACAGCGGGTGCTTTAAATCCAACAAATTTAACAATATGGATTAATGACAGGAAAGAGACTGGAACTTCTTTAACACAGATACGCGGTGGAAGTTCTATACCAACAATAGGCTCACAAGGAATGATATTAGGTAGAATTGGATATACGGTAAGTAGTTATTATGCACCGGTTGATATTGGATTAATAGCATTTTATGATAGAGTATTAACTGACAAGGAAATCGCACAAAATTATATATCATCTCGTGGTAGATTTGGATTATAGTAAAAATTGATATTTATGTATATAACAACTTGGAGAAAATGAAGTGGCAAGAGATATTTATATAGTACCGACATCTGGAACAATAGATTTTAAAGATACTGGTGATATTACTTATCAAATATCAAGTAGTGGAAATGATTTAATTATTTCTGGAAGTGGTAATGTAGGAATTGGTATATCTCCATCATATGATTTACATATAAAGAGTTCAACAACTGATGCAGTACTTGCAGTTGAACCAAGTACATATGTAGGTACAGAAACGGCAATTATACGTCTTGGAGATGGAAACCGTCAAATAAAAACAGTTAGAGGAGAAGTAACAGAATATAGATTTTATAATGGTCATGCTTTTTATGTATCTAATGAGGAAATTTTACGAATTACTCAAACGGGTAATGTAGGAATCGGTACGACAAATCCATCTGTAAAATTAACAGTACATGGAGATGCTTTAATAACTGGTTCTCTTACAGTTAATGGTATATTAACTGCACAAGAATTTCATACATCATATGTTTCCAGTTCAATAGTTTATGCGTCAGGTTCAACTAAGTTCGGAGATACTGGAGACGACATACATCAATTTACAGGCAGTATTCGTCAAAGTGGTTCAGAGAGTTACTTTATGAATAATGTAGGAATTGGTACGACAAATCCAGCAACCGCGCTTCATGTATCTGGTGTATTATCTGTTGTTTCTCCGGGAAGTGAAGCAACGGCTGTTGGATTAAATGCTGGACAAAGTTGGTCTGGTGCTGGTGGTGGTCAAAATACAGCATTTGGGTTTGCAACATTACAAAACACTGTGGCTGGTGCACGAAATACAGCAGTCGGAAATAGAACACTTCGCGATAATACAACAGGTAATAATAATGTTGGTTTGGGGTATCAATCTTTAGTATTAAATCAAAGTGGTTCAGGTAATATGGCTATTGGTTATTATACTTTAGCACACGGATTCGGTGCAAGTAATAATACTGCTATCGGGGCGTCGGTACTGAATGCAAACACAATAGGATATAACAATGTTGCAGTTGGAGCAGGTTCTCTGTATGCAAATACAACTGCTCCTAATAATGTTGCTGTTGGTTATTACGCAATGAACGCAAATATAACCGGAACTGGTAATACAGCAATCGGTTATGTATCATTACGATTTGGAACAAGTGGAAGTTACAATACTGCGGTCGGATATAATTCATTAGATAGTGTATCTGGAACTGGGAATACAGGGATGGGCTTTAGCGTGGGAAGCAACATAACTACTGGAAGATATAATACTTTATTTGGCTATGCTACTGGGGGTGATTTAACAACAGGAGATTATAACATTGCTATTGGTTACAATGTTGAATTACCATCTGCAACAGGTGATTATCAATTAAATATCGGTAATACAATTTATGCTAATATGTCTACTGATTATGTAGGAATTGGAACTGCTTCTCCACAAGAAAAACTTCATGTAGATGGTAATGTATCTGGTTCTTATGCATATTTCGACAGAATAGGAATCGGAACTACTGATAACGGAACATTCATTGTTGATGCACAAGGTGGTCAAATTCGTTCTACTCGTTTTCAAGTAAGTGCCGGTTCATATTTTACATCAAATAGAATGTATTTTACAGGTGATACTAAAATATTACAATATAATGGAACAGCGACAATTGATCGTTATTATTTTGATACACATACTGGTAATCTTGGAATAGGTTCTGAAATAGCAACAGATGGTTATATTTATGCAGAAGAAAGTTCATCATTGCATGTTTGGAATAATGTTACTGCTTCGGCTTTTTACGGAGATGGTTCAAATCTTACTGGTATAAGTGCTGATAATGCATATTGGACTGGTTCTGCTGGTGAAATACATAGAATGAGTTATGTTGGAATTGGTATAACTAATCCTGCAAATAAATTACATATACATAATGAAGATAGTTCTAATACATACATTCAAATGACTACTGGAGAATCTGGTACAACAGGTGGAGATGGGCTGAGTATTGGTTATACAAGTGATGAAACAGCTATTGTTTGGAATAGAGAAAACACTCCACTTAGATTCGCGACAAATACTACTGAGCGGATGAGAATAGAAGCTGGTGGTAATGTAGGAATTGGTACGACTAATGCATCTACAAAATTACATATTAGTTCATCCGCATTTAATAGTCATCTTTTAATTGATAGAACAGGTATTACAGGCATTGATAATAAGTATGGATTAACGGTTAGTTGGAATGGGGCAACAGATTATTTTACAATTGTGAATAGCGCGGCGGAAAGATTGTTAAAATTAACTGAATCTGGAAAACTTGGTGTTGGTTTAATGGGATCGGTATTACCAACAGTTGAGTTAGAAGTACATGGAGATGCTTTAATAACTGGTTCTCTTACAGTTAATGGACTTCTCACAGCCCAAGAGTTTCATACTTCATATGTTTCGTCGTCAATAGTTTATGCATCTGGTTCAACAAAATTTGGCGACAGTGCTGATGATGTTCATCAATTTACTGGATCGTTAATGGTATCGGGTTCTGCTACTATAAATGATTATTTATATTTAGGAACTGCTAATACAGCCAGTGGAGCAGAAATAACATTTGATGCAGAAACAACTATTGGTTTACGGTTAGAAAATACTCATGGATATGTTAGTATAACTCCATTAAATGCTGGTTGGGCTCACATATACACTGATAGATCAAGATTCATTTTTAATAAAGATGTCGTAAGTTATACTGGTGTGTTTTCGGCTTATTCAACGAATGATATGGTATTTAATACAAATACATCGACAGAACAAATGAGAATAGTTGCATCAACAGGTAATGTAGGAATTAACACTACAGCACCAGCAACTTTGTTAGATGTAAATGGCACAAGTCGATTTAGAGATGATATGCAAATAACTGGTAGCGTAAAAATATATGATGCTGATCCAGTTTTATTAATTCAAGATTCTGATCCGAGTGTAACAACAGCGCGTCCAACATTACGACTTGCTGAAAGTGGTGCTGGTGGTGTTTTAGATAATTATTGGGATTTGGTTGCATCTGCGAGTTTCGGTTCAAATTTCGGTTTTAATATCGTATATAATCCAGTTGGTGGAGGAAAAGAAAATTATTTGAAAATTTTAACGAGTGGTGAAGTAGGAATTGGAACAGAATTGCCAGAAGAACAATTACATGTATGGAGTAATATAAGTGCTTCTGAATTTTATGGTGATGGTTCAAATCTTACAGGTATAAGTGCTGATAATCTGGGAGATGTCGCAACATCTGCTTCTCTTTGGAAATTAAGTTCTGCTGATGAAGTTTATGTGAGTGATACTTCAAGATATGTTGGTATTGGTACAACAAATCCATCACAGAAACTTGAAGTATATACCAATGGTGCTGATAATTATATGTGGATTCATGAAGATGCTGGAACTCATGATGCAATGCTTAGAATGCGTCGAGGTGGAACTGATTGGTATATGGGAATAAAAGATGATTCTAATTTACAATTTTCTCGTGATATTGGAGAGGGAACTCCATTTAATAATTTATTAAGATTAAATTACAGTGGTTATGTTGAAATTTCATCATCTGAATTTTATCCATTACGGATTCATGGAAATGGTAGTGGAACAGGTATTCAATGGTATAATGATGGAACTGTTCAATGGAATACTTATGTTGCAAGTGGGAATTTTATATTTCACGACGGTTCAAATATAATAATGACAATAGAAGATGGTGCAGATGCCAATACATTATATATTGACGATACAAGTAGAGTTGGAATTGGTACGAATACACCGGCAACAGAATTAACTGTTGTTGGTGCTATATCGGCTTCAAGTTATATAAAATCAGATACTTATGGATATTTTAAAGGCAGTGATGATGGGTCAAGTGCTATTGTATTAAAATTAGGTAGATATAGTAATACTGGAACTTCAATGGTAGATATTTATACTAATGATTTGTCTGCTGATTCTATGACCATTGAATTAAAAAGATATAATGCTGATTTTATTTTTAAAGGTAATTATCCAGGTCAAGATAATCTAATTGTGTTTGATGTTACTTATACAACAGGGGGTCAATTAAAATTACAAAATAATTATAATATTCAAACAGTTTTAATAAATTCAAGTGGGAGTTCATATTTTAGGGGTGGTAGTGTAGGAATTGGTACAACTAATCCAACTGAAAAACTTCATGTAGCCGGTGACATATACACGACTGCTGATTTACACGTTGCCGACACTCTTCATTTTGGTAGTATTGATAATGATACTTTTATAGATTATGTAGCAACTGATAATTTACAATTTTATGCTGGTGGTACACTTTTATTGGATATGACTTTAGGAGTACTTGGAGGTCAAGGAATAATAAATTGGGATGGAGAAATATCAGCATCAACAGCCATTAAAACAGATAGAATTCAAGCTGAAAGTATAGGAATTGGTACGGCTTCACCAGAAGAAGATTTACATGTATGGAGCAATGTTTCGGCTTCTGAATTTTACGGTGATGGTTCAAATCTTACAGGTTTAACAGCCGACAATGCATATTGGACAGCATCTGCTGGAGAAATACACAGAATGAGCAATGTGGGTATTGGTACAAATAATCCACTTTATGCTTTAGATGTGGTTGGTGATATTAGAACAGATGCTACTTTACGAGTGGGAACAAATCTTGTTGGTAGTAGTGGTGTTATGGTTATTTCAGGTGTAAATGAAATTTATGGTCAAGAAAATAGTGGTTATACTGATCCTGTTTATACATTTACGAATGATGCAGATACAGGAATGTTAAGTCCATCTGGAGTAAATAGATTAGCTTTTGTTACGGCCGGAATACCTGCTATTGATATTCTTGCCAATCAAAATGTAGGAATTGGTACGACTAATCCATCAGTTAAATTGGAAGTAGCTGGAGATGCCTTAATAACTGGTTCTCTTACAGTTGATGGACTTCTCATAGCTCAAGAGTTTCATACAAGTTATGTTTCCAGTTCAATCATATATAGTTCTGGGTCAACTCAATTTGGTGACAGTTCTGATGATGTTCATGAATTTACTGGTTTTATTAGTCAAACTGGATTGGGAGAATCTACATATATCGGTTCTAATGTTGGTAGAAATGATGATTTAACTGACAATGAAAATGTAGGACTTGGTTTTGAGGCATTATATACTAATACGTCAGGTTATATGAATATAGCAATTGGACATCGTTCTTTATATTCGAATACAGCAGGCCATCTTAATATAGCAATTGGTACAAGCACTATGTATGCGAATGATGAAGGTGATAGTAACACAGCAATTGGAAGTCATGCTCTTTATTGGAGTAGCGGTAGTCAAAATACTGCTGTTGGTGATCATGCAAGTTATTATCTTAGAGGTGGAACAACTAATGTGTCAATAGGATATTGGGCTGGTGGATATTATGGTGTTAGTACTGAACTTACACAGGCAACAGCCTCAATTTTTATAGGTCAAATGACAAAGGCTAATGCAGATGCAGAAGAAAATCAAATTGTAATTGGTAGTAGTGCTATTGGTGTTGGTTCTAATTCTGTTGTATTGGGGAACGATTCTATTGCTACGACAGTATTAAAAGGTAATGTAGGAATTGGTATAACTAATCCTCCCAGAAAATTAGTTGTAAATGGTGGAGGTATTAGTGTATTTGATGATAATAGTGAAGGTATATCTTTAATAAGTGATTCTATTACATTTTCTGATGAAAATGAAGACAATGTTTATCAATATTTGTCAAGTAATACATATCATGAATTTTCAGTTGGAGGTGGTGTAGAATTTTCCGTAGGTGCAAATGGTAGTAATTTTTCTGGACATATAACTGGTTCTGGAAATTTGCGTATCTTGGGAAAGGTAGGAATTGGGACACAAGCTATACTTGAAAAACTTCATGTTGATGGCGACATATATACTACTGCTGATTTACACGTTAATGAAACTATTCATTTAGGTAGCCGTGATAATAATACTTATATAGATTATTCAGGAACTGATAATATAGATATACGTGCTAATGGTTCATCTGGTGTTTATATAAAATCTGGTGGAAATGTAGGAATTGGTATGACTGATCCACAAGAACAACTTCATGTGGCTGGTAATATAACTGCGTCCAGGGTTTATACTCCATATTTACATGTTGGAGCAAATGAAACATATGATCATTATCTTCGAATATCACAACCAGCATCAGACGAAGATGTTCAAATACAAGGATATATTAATTATACTCCTATTGTTGCTGATATTTCTCTTCAAGTATCTGGTGGTTATGTTGGAATTGGTACAACTGATCCTCTTGAAAAATTGCATGTTTCTGGTAGTGTTTATATTACAGATGATTTACATGTTACAGATACAATTTATATGGGATCAAGAGATAATAATACTTATATAGATTATCGTGCGACAGATTATATTGATATGTATGCTAATGGAAATTTGTCTTTGACACTTTCACCTACTGGATTGGTAGGTATTGGTACAACAGATCCATCTGAAAAACTTCATGTAGTTGGTGATATATATACTACTGCTGATTTACACGTTGCTGATACAATATATTTTGGTACTATTGGTAACAATACTTATATAGATTATGTTGCTACTGATAATATAGATATACGTGCTAATGGTTCATCTGGTGTTTATATAAAATCTGGTGGAAATGTAGGAATTGGTACGACTGCTCCTGTTACAGATTTACATGTTTGGAGTTCAATATCAGCAAGTAGTATTTCTACTGATGGTATAATAGTAGGTGGTTCTGCAGGTGAATACAATATTAGGAATGAATTTGATGATGGTATGGTTATTGACAGTACCAATAGAAAAGTTTATTTAACAGTAGATGGTACTCATAAATTAACTATTTCAAATGAAGTAGGTGGTGATGTAGGAATTGGTACAGATACACCTATGGCTGATTTTCATGCTTGGGGAAATGTATCTGCGTCTAATTTTTATGGTGACGGTTCAAACATTACTGGTGTTCCACCTGATACAGCATTTAGTTCATCAATAGCTGGTAGAGTGTCAACAAATGAAACAGATATAGCAACACATGAGCATACACAACTGTATTTGGATGCTGATAGAGCCTTAACTCTAACAGCCACTGGAGATGATGCTGTTTTAACATTAACATCAGATCAATCTTCAGGTACTATCACAATGGATGATAATGAAGGAGATATGGTATTTAATACAACAAATGTATTTTCATTTCTTGATGCTGTAGAAATTACTGGCAACTTAACAGTTGCTGGGGCTATAAATGCTACTGGTGAAATTACAGCTTATTATACTTCTGATTATAGATTAAAAAATAATAAAATTACCATATCTAATCCTGTTGAAAAAATTAAGGCTATAGAAGGAATAGAATTTGATTGGATTGATGATGAACATGTTCCAGAACACAGAATAGGAACACACGATGTTGGACTTATTGCGCAAGACGTACAGAAAATACTTCCGGAAGTAGTAAGAGAAGTAGATGGATATATGAGTTTAGATTATGCAAAAATCGTTCCTTTATTGGTGGAAGCAATAAAAGAACAACAAAAACAAATAGATAGATTGGAGAAATTAGTTGGCAAGAACTAATCTAACATTTAGCGGTTTGAGAAGAGCAATAACTGGTAATACTTCTGGTGCATTTCGTTTAGCAGCAGATGGAAGAGGATCTGCAGCAACAACAGCTATGATTAATTTTGCAATTGATAGTATTACAGGAGTAACAGGCCCTACGGAGATGGAAGAAGGTAATATAGAAAATTTCTATTTTACTTTTAGCAGTGCTGGATCTTTATTTACATCAAAATTAGGGAGTAGGTCAGCTAACTCAGACTGGGGTTTTGATCAGGACATATTGGAAGTTGATAGTAATAATGGGGATGATTGTGATATTGCTGCTTATAATGGTGGAGGAGAAGAAATAATATTTGCAACATGGACAGACTACTTTAATATAAATGCTACTAACTATAATTCAGCACGTAGCATTGAGGTAGGAGTTAGTGCAGTATAATGATGTTATTTGAATACGGAATTATTAAACAAGAAATTCGTGTATTACATGGAGCTACTAATGAAATTATTTCAGGATGGATTCGTGACATGCACAAACATCCTTTATTTACAGAGTTTAAAGACCTTTTATTTTTTGAAGGAACGGTTCTTTTGCCTAACTCTGAACCAACAGATGTTGATGTAAGATTGTTTATTAATGATTATAAACAATATAATATTCGTAAGATTCAGGCTTTTTTAATAGATGGAATACTTCTTGGATTGGTTAAATATGGAGTTTGGTTTGATTTTTATGCTACTAATCTTGTGTTTTCAGAAGAAAATATGAACCAAATGCTCGCGACTGGTATCAATGAAATACCAGAAACACAATGTCTTTATGTTGGCAATAAACTAATCATTGACGACAGTATTAAAATGGACAAGGTAAAATCTGCTATTAAGCTGGATAATAGTCTTTATCTGGTTAATGATGATAACATTTCAGATAAGTTTATTAACACATATAAATCCGGTAACTGGGTACCTCCATTATTTATAAAGGATATGGTATAAGAAGTCGGAATAATTACGTTTTATTTTTTTCTATATATTTATATATATAAATCATAACAACTAACAAAGAACAAAGGAGATTATTATGAACAAAGATTTAAATGAAGTTAAAGTTACTGACGACGAAGTTAAACAAATTCAAGGATTGCGAAATGAATTCCAACAAATTATGTTGCAAATTGGACAATCAGATCTACAAATTTTTGATTTGAATCGTGCGATAAAAGATGTAGAAGGTGTAAAAGGACAATTATATGCCAAGTATGATGAAATTAAGAAAAATGAACAAGAAAAGATGAATGTATTGAATAAAAAATATGGTGCTGGTAATTTAAATATTGAAACTGGTATGTTTACGCCTCTCGCTGGACAACCTGAACTTCCTACACTTGAAAAATAATATATAAATAATGTTGTTTTGGTAAATAACTTTATATTTATATATGTAATTTTTTTTATTTCAAATTCAGAAATTTAACAATTAAAGGAGAAATTTTATGGCTGAAAAAATTGTTTCTCCCGGAGTTTTTACTCAAGAGAAAGATTTAAGTTTTCTTGCTGAAGGTGTTTCAGCAATAGGAGCTGCTATTGTCGGGCCGACTGAAGAAGGCCCTGCTTTTATTCCAGTTCAAATAACTTCTCAAAATGAGTTTAACACGAAATTCGGGAACGGAACTTATTATACACCGTATACAGTTCAAAATTATTTAAAAAGTGCGGGTGTTGTAACTGTTGTTAGAGTACTCGGTACAACGTCTTATGCAAGACGCTTTTGTACAATTTCCATTGATAGTGGTGATGTCACATATCCTGACAGGATTCTTGCTGTTATTGGGGTATCTGACAGTGATGATGATAGTGTAACTTCTATCTCAGCAAGCGGAACATTGGGAGCATTATGTGTAACCGTAGATGGAACAGATTATTCATGTTCATTTGATACACGAAAAGAAAATTATATTACTAATGTTTTAACGGGAACTGTTCCTGTTGAAGTAGTATATAATTATCCTACTTTTCACAGTGCAAGTGTTGCTAATACATCAACTGCATCTATTGATATGGGAACAACGTGGTCTGCTACTGGTGCGACATCAATGAGTGCTGTTGGATATTCTTATGCTTCAACACCGTGGATTGAATCACAAAATATGGCTGCTACAAGTGCTAGTGATGATGCAACATATTCACCGTTGTTTAAGTTTCATACTCTTGCTGATGGTGTGGCTTCAAATCAAAAGATTAAGGTGGGTATTTTTGATATAAAACCTGCTGATGAAGTATCTAATTCTGATTATGGTCAATTTAGTATTGTTGTTCGCGCATTTAGTGATACTGATTCCAGACCTAATGTTTTAGAAACTTTTAATAATGTTACTCTTGATCCTAATAGTGTGAATTACTTACCAAGATCTGTCGGTGATAGGCGTTCTTATTATCGTTCTATTGGTGGTGAATCTAAACTTGTGTATGAAGGTGATTGGACAAATCAATCATCATATATTCGTATTGAAATGAGTGTTACTTCATCTGCTAAAGGTGCTGTACCTATGGGATTTGGTGCCTATCAAGTTCCAATTAATGTTGATACTGCTAATTTTACAAGTATGAGTTTTGATACAACTCAAGTAATTAATGGCGAAACAAATACTCGTGCTTATAGAGGTGTTGATTTTGATAATGCTGATAACAAAACTTTCTTAAATGAAATAGGTGGAGAACAAGGAATAACACAAGGATATACGACAAGCGTGGGAAGTAATGTTCGATTTAACCTTAGTAATTATACTGCTGTTATTACATATGGTGCTACTGGAACAACTTGGAGCACAGATACTGCTATTCGTAAATTCATTTTTGGATTTCAAGGTGGTAGTGATGGTATTGATCCTCGAACAGAAATCAATAAAGGTGGAGATATTACCGCAGCGAATACTCAGAGATTTAATTGTACTGTTGCTAGTTCTGCTGGTTCACTTTCGTATAAGAAAGCTATTGATGCTCTTGCTAATCCAGACGAAGTAGATATTAATATGATTATTCTTCCTGGCATCCTTAAAAAATATCATTCGTATGTTTCAAACTACGCAATTAATCTTTGCGAAGAACGCGGTGATTGTTTTTATATCATGGATACAACGGGATTGACTGATAGTATTACTAATGCAGTAACTGAAGTAACCTCAATGGATACAAATTATGCTGCTACATACTTTCCGTGGATTAAAATAATCGATCCTAATACGAATAGACCTCAATGGGCTCCTCCTTCTGTTGTTATGGGCGGTGTTTTTGCCTTTAATGATAAGGTGGCTCAAGAATGGTTTGCTCCTGCTGGATTGAATCGTGGTGGTATTACGGAAGCTGTTGAAGCTTATACGCGATTGACTCATACGGAACGAGATACACTTTACAATTCTCGGGTTAATCCAATCGCTTCATTCCCAGGACAAGGTGTGGTTGCTTGGGGTCAAAAAACCCTTCAAGCTAAACCTTCTGCTCTTGACCGTGTAAATGTTCGCAGATTACTTATTTCATTGAAAAAGTATATTGCTTCTTCAACAAGGTATTTAGTTTTTGAACAAAATACGACTGCTACACGAAATCGCTTTATGAATATCGTTAGTCCTTATTTGGATAGTGTTCAAAATCGCGCTGGACTGTATGCTTTCAAGGTGATTATGGATGATACAAATAATACTCCTGATGTGATTGATAGAAATCAACTGTATGGACAAATTTATTTACAGCCTACTAAAACGGCTGAATTCATACTTTTGGACTTCAATATACTCCCTACGGGTGCTATATTCCCTGAGTAAAATTCATAATAAACAATAGGTTAGATACATTAAAACCCGATCTTTATAGGTCGGGTTTTTTATTTTATGTTAAAATAAATTTGACTACGATGATTAGTTTTTGTATATTACTGTATTAAAATAATAAAAGGAATAGTTATGAGTAGAAAAACAAAGAGCATAATGCGAGAACACGGTATCACAGAAAAATCCATATGTGATAAATGTGGTCACATTGATTGTATTTGTATTGAAGAAGAACCTAAACTTAAACTATCTGATTTTGATAAAAAGCCTAAAATTGAAGGTAAATTAAGTCCTGAACAAATTAAAAACTGGCGTCGAGTAATGTTTGGAATGTTTGGTGCATATGCTTTGATAATGCCAGATGTAGAAGTTCAACGATTTCGAGATAAAATGCAAAATGATGTTGATAAACTCTAAATCAAGCCTTTTCTTTTTTTAATTTCTTTTTGGGTGTTGTGTTAATCCATTTATTATATATAATAAATGATGCGAGAAAAAACAAAATAAATAAATATTCTAATCCTTTAGTTGCGAATAAATCCTCATACATTAGCAGTTTCCTTCCTTTTTTTTCTTACAAAATAATCAACTGTTATACAAATAGCGACGAATCCCAATAAAATAGCTATTACCATTATATTCTCCTTATATTAGTTTATGTTGTATAATACAACAATAATCGTACCAACAATTAGGTGTTGTTTTTTAACGACTTACGGATATGAGTAACGAAATATGTGTAAGTAAATACAACGGTGCGTATAGTAAATCAACTTATATAAGATATTGTTTTTATGTAAGTTATGATATTGGGTTAAAATGCGTTAATTTATCTAACAATTTGTATCTAATTGAGGATTTTAACATCTAATATATAAACTCAAAAAGGAGGATACATTGTGGAATATTTGACGAAAGAAACATTTAAGGAAAAGGTTTTTGATTTTGAAGCGAATGAAGATTGGAAATTTGAAGGCGACAAACCAGCGATAATAGATTTTTTTGCAGAATGGTGCATGCCTTGTAAGCAAATAGCTCCAATTTTAGAGGAGTTATCTGACGAACATCCTGAAATAGACATTTACAAGATAAATACAGAACAGGAACAAGAATTAGCTGCTACATTTGGTATTCGTAGCATTCCTTCAATTTTATTTATTCCCAAAGAAGGCAAACCGCAAATGGCTGCTGGAGCATTACCTAAAGAATCATTTGAAGATATGATTGAGAATATTCTAAAATAAATTTGATATTCAGTTTTTTAATTAGAACCCACCTTTTTTTAATAAAGAGGTGGGTTTTTTTGTTTATATTATATTTATATAAAGAATACTATAATGGAGAAATATGGATGATTAAATTATTAGAATATGCTGGTAATGGTGGAATGAAACTTTATCTTGAAAAGAAGAAGGGTGTTCAAGAGGACGACGAGGTAGTTATTCCTCAAGTGGGTCGTATGTTATATTCTCAGTTAAAAAAGAATGTAGATGGCAAGGTTAAAGATTTTGCTAATATAATGAAAAAGGGTGATTATAGCAAAATGACTGACAGACAGTTAGAATTATTATCACATTTTATTCGTGTTGCGCGTGCTTACCAAGAAGGTTCAAAGGTGCCTTTAGAAACAAAATTCAAATAATAGGGTAAATTAATGAAACGAAATATATTGAATGAAAGTCCTGATTGGATATATGTTCCTCAAAAAAATGGCGAACCTATAAAAACTTTATGGAATGTTGGTGATAATCGGGCATTTGGATATTATGATGGAAAAATGTATGTGGCTGAAAAAGATGGTATTACTCATGGCTCACTATCAATGAATTATCATGATCCAAAATTACCGATAAGGACTGATCGTGGTGACTTTATTTACCCCGGCCGATTTTGGGCTGACAAAAAAATAATTTCATTTTGGGTATATCCACCAAAAAGTAAAATGAAAAAGGTTATTACTGACATTGAAAAAGAACTTAAAACTAAATGGGGTCAGTCTATTAAAATATGGAATGATTATAAAGTGGAGACGATTCTTGATGATACAGGAAAATTAAATAAAGGAGCCAGAAATTGGAATCCTGAAGATTATAAACAAAAAGGTAGAGAACAGCGTAGTTCATCAGAAGATAAATGGCATATTGAATTTGTACCATTAAAAAATTATGGTGGGAGTAAAAAACGAAGTAAAAAGGATCTTGGTGCTGCTCATGCATTGTCTCCAGTATTAAAGAAAAAGAAAGAAGTTCCATCTGGAATTGGTTCTAAAAAATATGGTAAAGAAAAACCATTAAGTTATCGTCATGCCTTACGAAAGGGATTAGGTGATGGAGTTATAAAAATTAGCACACTTATAGAAAGTTCAAGGAATGATAACAGTAAACCTGAAGGCAAGCCTCGTGGTAAATTTCCTTATATGAAAACAGATGGAGTATCTGATTTACCTAAGTCGTGGGAATCGAAGTTAGTTTATTGGCGAAAAATGATAGAAAAATTAATTGGATATGAAGTGTTGGAGTAGGAAATGATTAGATTAAAAGAACTTATACAAGAAATAGAATTTACTGATCAAGCTGATTTTGATAGCTATGCTTCTGCTCATAAGATGAGGGATACAACGAGGGTTAAAATAGCTGATAAAGATACGACGGCTGGTGAGGCCAATCCAACAGGTATAAAACCAAAGAAGAAAAAGAAGAAAAAAGCGAAGAAGAAAAAAGTAATAACGAATCCATTCATTAAGAAGTATGGGAAATTAAAATTAAATGCATTTCCTCCTGAGGGAGTAGATGAAAAGAGTGTGAAAGTAAATATAGAAGGTAACATTCATACGCATGCTGTATTACAATGGAAAGATCCGAAATCAGGTAGAACAGTATCATCATACACGAATAAATTTATGGAAAAGAATGCTAAGATAAAATGGTCGCGGATCAAAAAAATCAAAGACGAACACATTGAAAAAATTAATGATAAAGCTACGAAATTATTGAGAAATAGAGATACTAAAGTAAGAGATGCTGGTGCTATAATTTCCATAATTGCTCAAACAGGATTGCGTCCTGGCAGTGCTTTAGGATTTGATGATACTGGGAATAGGGGTGTATCAACAATTGGGCCTGAAAATGTGACGATTAAAGGAGACAAGATAACGCTTAATTTTGTTGGGAAGTCGTATAAGCCCAATAATGCTGTAATTAAAGATAAAGCATTAGCGGAATATTTAACAAAACGAATGAGCGAGCGTAAATCTGACAACTTTTTATTTGATATAACGACTGGACAATTAGGTTCAACCTTCACGAAAATCAGTAAAAAGGGGATGAAGATAAAGGATATGAGGACGTTTGCCGCAACGAAGATGGCGAAGAACATATTAGATACTGATAAAACTCCACCTCCACCTTTACCAGAATCTCAAACAGCGATAAAGAAGGCTGTGAAGGATAAATTAAAGATAGTATATGAGCAAGTATCACAACGATTAAACAACACACCGGCAATGGCTAAGTCGAGTTATGTACACCCGAAGGTCATAGAACAATGGTTAAAGGATATTGGGGTAGAGCCCACATTGATTAAATAAGGAGTATAAGATATGGAAAAAACAGATAAAATGAATTCTGAAGATTTGGAAAATTGTGATGAATATCCTTTGCCTGAATGGTGGGATAATGATAAATATGAATTGCGTTCAATCAAGAAATCTGCGACTGACGAAACGATGAAATTAAAAGATATTTACGAAAAATAAAAATTTTTATATTTATATGTATAATTAGATACAATTAACTTTAGGAGAATAGCAATGGCAAATGCTGCTAAACGAATGAAAGAAAAGAAACAACGAATGTTAGAAGCCCGTAAGGCTGCTAAACTTGGATTAATTGTTGAAGCACCAGTTAAAACAATTGAATCTGGTACTGTAACTGATGTTAATGTTGTTAATATGGAATCTGAATTAAAAGGTATGTCGAAATCAAAATTAATTGATCTTGCCGAAAATCTTGAACTTGATTCCAGTGGCACAAAAGCCGAATTAATAGAAAAAATTTTAGAATAACGGGAGAAAATAAATGGCTACAGAACGCCTTCTTGAAGCAAATGAACTCATGGTTGAGAGATTTCAACCGAAACAACAGCATAGATTTATCATGTATATTGATGGTGTTCCTGCTTGGGTAATCAAAACGGCTGCTAAACCATCATTTTCTACAAATGGACTTACAATTGATTATATGAATATCAAAAGAAAGTATGCTGGAAAAACTGAATGGCAACCTATTTCAATTACACTTTACGATCCAATCGTTCCAAGCGCGGCTCAGTCTGTGATGGAATGGCAACGATTACATCATGAATCATTAACTGGTCGTTCAGGCTATGTTGATTTTTACAAAAAGGATATTGATCTTTATGGAATTGGTCCTGTAGGTGATTTAATTGAAAAATGGAGAATTTACGGAGCATTTATTACAAGCGCCAATTTTGGTAGTTATGATTGGGCAAGTGATGAAGCAATTAACATTGAAATGGAATTAACTTATGATTGGGCAGTTTTAGAATTCTAAATCTAATACAGCTAATTCATATTACTTTTATTTATACACGGGAGAATGGAACATTTCTCCCGTTTTTTAGTTTAAGAGAAAAAAGGAGTTATGAGATGAAAAAAAATAATCTTTTATCTAAAAAGGAAATAGCAGAAGTTAAAGCTATGATAAGAGCGAGTCGTCGCGATGCAAGGAAGAAAAGTGTTATAGCTGCTGGAATAGAACTATCAAGGTCTATTCAATCATTTACTGCTGAAGATCTATCTAAAAAAATGGATTTTATAATTTAAAAATTTAATTTTTATATATTTATATATATAAGGAGGTTATAGTGAAAGAACCAACATTTAATTATGATGAAGAATCCGATGTTATGTACATTTCTTTTGGTGAATCAAAACCATGTAAAACTGAAGACCATGACTCAGGACTTTGTATCAGACATGAATTAAATGGTTCATTAAATGGGATCACAATTATAGATTATAATAAAAGAACAAACAAGGAGTAATATATGGGAAACGAAAAAAGTAACAAGGATATTGCCACTCAAGCAAGAGAAGAATTTACACAAGGAAAAGAGAAGGATTATCCAACTGAAGTTTTTACATTACCTTCAAAGGGCTATTTTTATTCAAGTGATAATCTATTGTCAAAAGGTTCTATTGAATTAAAATATCCAACAGCACGAGAGGAAGATATTCTTACTTCAAAGAATTTAATAAACAAAGGGCTTGTGGTAGACAAGTTTTTACAAAGCATTATTGATACCAGCATTGATTACAATACTTTATTACTTGGTGACAAAAATGGAATTATGTTTGCCGCTCGAATATTAGCATATGGTGCTGATTATGAGGCTGACGTTAAATGTCCTTCATGTAATGAATTACACAAACAATATCCTATTAGTTTAGATGGTTTATTAGCAAAGGACATACCGTTTGATGAGTTTACAGAGGGTCAAGAAGCGTTTGATTTTACATTGCCAACATCGAATGTTGATATAAAATTTCAACTTTTATCACATGCTGACGAAAAGAAAATTGAAGTAGAATTGAAGGCATTGAAGAAAAAGATGCATGTTGAATCAGAAATGTCGACAAGATTAAAACATTCTATTATATCAGTTGATGGAGAAGAAGGTCGTGCTATCATAAATAAATTTGTAGAAACCATGCGTAGCGCAGATTCATTAGCATTAAGAAAAGAAATACAGAGAATTGCACCAGATGTAGAATCGTCATTTTTCTTTACATGTGAAGAATGTGGTTTTGAGGATACGGTGGACATCCCTTTAGGGATTGGGTTTTTTTGGCCTTCCGGAAGGGTATAATCGAGTATTTCACGAAGAAATTTTCAATCTTTGTTATTTTAGCAATGGTGGATTTCAATTTCGTGATGTATATGGATTACCTGTCATCAAACGAAAGTTTTTCTTACGATTATTAAAGCAAGCGAAGGATGACGAGAGAGTAGCCATTGAATCTAATCAAGGTAGTGGAAATTCTCAGACTCCACCTCCAACACCTGAACGTTATTCTGATGTTCAGAGCAAAAAGTAAACCGATTAATAAGAAGTCCTGAAGATGAAAATTTTTAGGACTTTTTTGTTTTAATATATTTATAAGTATAAAGAAATATCTAAGTGGGAGATTAGCAATGGCAAGAAAATTAGTAAATGAAAGTGTAATAGATAAATTTATTGATAAGATATTTGATGCTATCAAAAAACGAAAAACAGCACAAATAACTAAGAAAATGAAAGATCCAGAACTTGATAGGCGTGTTGATGATTGGCGTAAAAGTCATGATGAATTAGAAACTTATTTGAATAAAAAATATGGTGAAACAAAATAATGGCTGACAGTACTCAAGATCAACTAAAACAAATTAAAGAATTACAATCCCTGACTTCAAAGGTTTATGAACTTCATGAAAAAATAAAGACAGTTGCAGGAGATGAGTCTAAATTATTCAGTGAACAAATAGATAAAAGTAAAAAGATGGTATCATATGCTACTAAGATAAAATCAATTGGTGATGATCGTGTAAAAAAATTAAATCAAATGATAAATGACCAAGAAAAGAGTCTTGGTATTACTCAAACGTTACATGATGAATATACATCGACTGTTTCAAAAGTTCAAGAATTACATGATGAAATAAAAGAAACGGTTGGAGTGGAATCTCAATTATATGGTGATCAAATAGATAAAAGTGAAAAATTAGTAGATGAATTAAATAATATAAAATCACTCACAGATGATCATATAAATGATTTACAACGAATAGTACAGGAGCAAGAAGAGAATCTTAAAGTAACTCAGGATTTGAAAGAACATCATGAAAAAGTTACTTCTGCTGCTAAAGAACAATTACAACCTCTTGAAGATATGAAAAGTAAAGTTAAAGGCGTGGGTGATACCATTCAAGGATTTATTCTTAATCCCTGGTTTATACTTGGAGGTTTATTATTATTAGGAATAAATTATTTCAAACAAATTGAAGATGCCGCTCAAGGATTTAGGGAAACGACAGGTTTAGCAGTTAAAGATACCAAAGAAATACGAGACAATGCTGCCAATCTTACAGCCGAAATGGCTAAGTTTGGTGTTACTGCTGACGAAGCTTTTCAGGCTTCAGCAGCCATTGCAGATCAATTTGGGTCAATGGATAGAGTGTCAAAAGACACGGTGGGAAATGTATTAACGATGTCAAAGGCACTTGGATTAAGTGCTGATGAATCAGCGGCTTTATTAAAATCTTCAATGGATATGTTAGGTGCAAGTGAAGAAACTGCTACTGCATTTATTGCTGGAACTACACAGTTGGCTAAACAAGCGAAGGTTGCTCCGAAAGCTGTATTACAAGATATTGCTCAGAACACAGAAGCTGTAGCAAAATTCTCTAAGGCTGGCGGTGAAAACATTGCTGAAGCTGCTGTTCAGGCAAGAAAACTTGGAACGAATATGGGAACAGTTGCTGGAATGGCTGAAAAATTACTTGATTTCGAAAGTTCAATTGAAGGACAGATGAATGCAATGGTTCTTACTGGTCGGTCAATCAATCTTGATAGAGCACGTGCTTTGGCTATTGAAGGTGATTTAGCTGGTATGCAACGAGAAATGTTGAAACAAGTAGGTACTGAATCTGAATTCAATCAAATGAATATAATTGAACGAAAGGCTCTTGCTGATGCTATTGGTGTCGGTGTAGCCGAATTAGGTCAAATGGTGTCAAGGGCATCTGATCTTGAAAAAGTTTCAAGTGGAGCAATGGAGCCATTTGCTGCTATTATGGCTGGAAACAAATTATCAGATGTATTAGATGCAGCAGGATTAGCTGGGCCTCTACAAGAAATTACACGGTCATTTAAAAGTATAGCGATAATTGCTGGTAATGTGTTAATGCCATTACTTGTTGTGTTAGGAACTGTACTTACTGGTATTGCTTGGACAATAAATCAAATTGCTGATGCCATGCAGAATCCCTGGGTAAAAGGTATTACAATGGTCATTGGTGGATTAACTATGATTATTTTTTTAGCAAAGACCAAACTTGCACAAAATATGTGGAAAGCGTTAGTACATCCAGTAATTACATCAAAAGCATTAATGGGCGGTTTACAAACGAAGATAGGTGGGTTTGGTAAGTTATTTACAAAACAAATGGGTGTTGCGGGTGTTGCTACTGGTGGATTAGGAAGTAAAATAAAAACATTTTTTGGTGGATTTACGAAACAAGCGAAAGGTGCTAGTGCTGCTGTTGAAAGCGTATCGAATAAAACAAAAGATGTTGGTAAAAATATGAATAAAATGAAAAGTCGTAAAGGCGGAATTATGGAGTCTTTAATGGGTAAAAATATGACTCCTCAAAAAATGTTAGCTGGTGGAGCTGCTATGATTATGGTGGCTGGGGCTGTATGGATTTTGGCTAAGGCAATGCAACAATTTTCGACTGGTGTTAGTTGGGAAGGTGTATTAATGGGTGCAACTTCATTAGGTGTTCTTACAGCTGCTATAATAGCGATTGGAATGATTATGTCAAGTGGTGTTGGAACAGTTGCTATTATTGCTGGTGCTGCTGCTATGGCAATCATGGCTGGTGGAATGTGGGTTCTTGGAAAAGCGATGCAACAGTTTGCTGTAGCCGCCAATATAGCGATACCATTTTTTAAGATGTTATTTAAGGGTATTGGAGATTTAATTTTAACGACAGGACAAGCAATATCAAATGTTATCAATACAATATCGGCATCATTTAGTGGATTTGTTATGGATATGGGTTCTCTTGCTGCTATAGCACCTGGAATTTTATTAGCTGCTGGAGCGATATTGGCTTTATCAGGTGCAATGACTACATTTGCTCTTGCTAATGTTGTAGCTGCTGGTGGCGGTTTATTAACAGCGTTAGTTGGTGGTGGAATGTTAAGTCAATTACAAAACATTGCTGAAATGGCTGAACCGTTAGGTAATGTAGCTGATTCAATGGGTCGTATTACAGGAGGTACTGTTTCACCCACATTTACACCTGAGCCAATTGGTGCTCAAGTTGCAATGGCTGGTATTGGTGCTGTGTCAGCTGGAGTTGTTCAACCAACAGAAATTGTTCCGACGGAAGAAAAAACATCGTTGGATGATGTGGTTACTGTTATAGGTAAATTTATGGATAAGTTTAATGATGGTGTGGATTTGAAATTGAATGGAGCGAAAATCGGAGAATTTTTGGCTAAAGAAGCAAGAAAATAATTTGGAGAAATTAAGTGGCATTAATAGATTTGTATTCACGAGACATATTTAAGAAACTAAAAACAGTTGAACCAGCAGGATTTCCTACTCCTGTGGCTACACCATTAAGTGATCCTCCGTTAACTGATACTGATAAAATCAAATCATTAGTTGGGTTATATTATGAAAATGCTCCTCTTTTACAATCAACATATTTAGGATCATCGGCTCAACCATTGATAACGATTAAACCTAACGAATCAGCCGACCAGTATTCAAATAAATTAAATTATACATTAACACGAGCTGGTGCTACTGCTAAATGGTTAGTAAGTCCTGAAGGATTGAAGTTTGGATTAAATCAGGGTATATTACAAATAATGAATCCAACAATTGAAACTAAAATATGGAAACCAAATTCTATATTAAGTAATCTTATTCCTTTTACTGGTTATCATGAACGCCGACATATGGATGCATCAAATTTATTTGGTATTCCCGGCTTATCAGTTATAGATGGTGCTGCACCAGCGAATTACACTGAAGCATTATATTCTGGTGATATAAAGAGTAGAATATATTATCAATCGCCAATTCATGATACTAAAGGGTCTGAATTTCCAGGTATTTTATTTGCTCAAGCTGGTGCTTATAATATGTCAATGGCAAAGACATGGAAAGCACTTGATCCGAATAGATATAGTTTTCCAATAGGTGCTGATGGTGGTGGACTTCCGTTATCAAATAGAACGTCTCCATTTGATCAAATGAATATAAATATGGCATTAGCCGAAAAGGGTTGGAGATATACATTAGGAACGGGATACACTCCAGTATTAGATGCTCAAGTCACAATGAATACTCAATTAACTGGAACAAGTTATTTACAAGATTTATTAAAGAAAATTCCATTTGTTAATACTGTTATGGCTATATTTGGTTATGGTATTTTAGGTGCTGAAGCAACTACGATTAAAGTTTACAACAGATATAATGTATCATATCCGTATTCTACGAAAAAAGGAAAACAAATTAGAGTCGTTAATAATGATGGAGAAGAACTGGAAGTATATGATTTACAACAAGATAATAAAAGCCCATTAGAAAGAATTTTATATGCTCTTATTCAAGGAACAACTGTTGGTGGAGAAAAAGCCCAAAGTGGTATAACATTCGCTAATAAAGCAGCGCTTCCGGGATTTGATGACCATGCTCAAGCATCATTAATTGATAAGAGATTAACGAAAAATCCACAGGATGGTTCAGATAATTTAAATTCATATTTACAAACGTATGGTGACATAATTTCAAAAGGTAGTAAAAAAGGCACATTAAATATAGATGGTTTAATTGATGAACCAAAAGCGTATTCAAAATATATGAAAGATACAGATGCTCGAATGATTTTAAGTCAAGCGGGGAGAGGATTTGCAAATTCTGGAGATAAAACAGATGCTGATCGACAAGGCGACACTTTTAATTTATTGGATTATGGAGACGAAAAACCAATTGGAGGTGCTCAAGATTTAATACCATTCAAATTTTATCATGTAAATGAACGAAAGTGGATTGTGTTTAGAGCGAACTTAAATGGCATAACTGACAGTGTGACTCCTGAATGGAATGAAAAGGCTTATATAGGTCGTGCGGACAAATTATATATTTACAAGGGAGCGACAAGGAAGGTTAATTTTAGTTTTTCGTTGATGGTTCATAATCCAAAAGAACTGAAGCCTGTGTATGAAAAATTAAATTATTTAATGGGTTTATGTTATCCTACATATCGTAATTTATCAAAGGGTTATGGAAAATATATGGAAGCACCATTTGTAAAATTAACAATTGGTGGATTGTTTAATAATGTGAGTGGAATACTGGATGGTGGAGTAACCGTAACATATGATGATGATATGACATGGGAAATTAGAGACGAAGATCCGGATAAGATTAAAATAGATAAATTACCAAGATTGATACGAGTAACAATTGGTAGTTTTACTCCTTTTAGCCTTGATCATCGTCCAATGAGTGCAACTTCGCCGTTTTATAGTGCCATAAAGAAATGGCAAGAGTCGACAATTTAAGGAGAATAAATGACAACTCGATACCAATACACGACACAGACAATAGATAAAGATAATAAGCATCGTAAATATCAGACGACAATATATCCTAAAATTGAACCAGATGACAGTGATATTTTTGTTGTATCTAATATAGGCGACAGACTGGATTTATTAGCAAATATATATTATGGTGATGTTACGCTATGGTGGATAATTGCACAGGCTAATAATATAGGCAAAGGGTCGTTAAATATAAAACCTGGAACGAATTTACGAATACCACAAAATATAGAGGATGTATATTCTGAAATGGAATCTATTAACAGGAGAAGATAAGTTATGCCTTCATCAAAAGATAAATACAAAACATTTCCTCGTATTGTACCACTGACAAAACATGATTTTGTAGGTAAAGAACTCATTAGGAGAAAAAAGAATTCATTTGGTAAACGTGCTGTTCCTCGAGCTGTATGGGTGAGGGCTATTTCTAATGCTGTTCAAATAGATTATTCTTTTATAGGACCTCAACAAACATCATTGGTTGGAAATCTAAATGTTATGGTAGGTGGATTATTAAGTAAAAGTTTTTATACTCGTGGTTCATTTGAAACTCTTTACAGACGTTCCGGTCGACAAATGCAAGACAAGCCAATTCCTGGAATTGATTCTATTAGTGTATCAAGCAAAGGTGAATTACAATCATTACGAAAAGTAACTATAAATTGGACATGCCCAAATATAGAGGATTTAGATGTGCTTGCTCCATATTGGCTTACTCCTGGAGTTTCAGTTTGGTTAGAATGGGGTTGGGGTCAAACAGGCAAACGTCCTGTTACTACACCAGTAAATGATGTGACTAAATTGAAAGATTATTATTTAGATGCTGGTAAAATATATGATGATATTATTATAAATTCAAAAGGAAACCAAGATGCTTATATTGGTTTAATTACCAATTTTACATTTAATCAAAACGAAGATGGTAGCTGGACATGTACAACGGAATTAACATCTATGGGTCAGACGTTACTTTCTCTTGACTTAAATAAAGATAAAGTTCAACCAAGTGCTTCGACGAAAGAAGGACAAAAAATTGTGCGGTCTCAAACAATTAAAGGATTTATAGAAGATAAATTTAGTGAAGGCGATCTTTTAGATTTACCTAAACCAAATGGTATAGGCACATGGAGAAGTTCAAAAGATGTATTTAATGCAGCTAAAAATATAGGAGGATTTGATTGGTTAGCATCTGACGTTGTATTTGTTTCGTGGAGATTCATTGAACAACAAATAGTTAATGCACATGCTGCTTGGGAATTTAATGGAGAAGCTGGTAAAGGAACAGCATTTCAAATAGATAGTACTCATGTTGAAGTATCAAATGACAAATTTTTATTTTCTACAGATGCTGACATTGGATTAGTTGTTCATGGAGCATCACCTGGAGCACTTAGATTTGACAAAAATAATACTTCTACAAAATCGGGAAACTTGACAAATTTATATTTTAATTCTGAATTTGTTAAAGATACATTTTTGAATGCTGAATCATTGGAAGAAGCTCTTATGAAATTATTAAGAGGAATAAGTAATGCTTGTGGTGACATATGGAATTTTAAGATTCAACCAAATCCAATGAAAGAAAGTATATTACAAGTTATTGATTTGAATTTTATTTCTGAAGATGATATAGTTAATGTTGATAAAGCATTTAATGCAAAATCTTCATCTGCTGATAGAATACTTTCATTTGGTGGTTATAGTGGAGAAAGTATATTATCAACTGTGTCGTTCACTTCTAAACTTACAGATCAATTAGCATTGAAATATTTTGTAGGTAGAAATAAATCAAATACAAATTGTCCTGGTATAGTTGTAAATGATGATAATGATGCTGGTGTCAAACCTATGTTTGGAGGTCATGAAGATAGGATTTTACGAGAACTTTGCCCACCTCCATCTCCACCTCCATCAGAAGATGATTTGAAAAAACGAGCTGAAAAAGAGAATGAAGAGAAGGAAAAGCGAGAAAATTTCTCTGTTAGCTTTTTGGAATTACGAGAAGCATTGGCAAATGGTAGAGCGCCTAAAAATAGTAAATCGGGCTGGCCTGCAAATATCATTATATTAGATAAAAAAGGGAAAGGTTTACTTATTGAATATCTTAATAGGAATTTGGAAGCGGGAAAGAATGGAAAAGTAATAGAAAATAGAGTTCGACACAATCCAATATATCCTCTTGAAATATCTGTAACGATTGATGGAGTGAGTGGAGTATTACCTGGAAATTGTTTTACTTTAGATAATGTTCCTAAATTATATAAAGATTCTGGAATATTTCAGATTGTTGAAGTGAGTCATGATGTGTCGGCTGATGATTGGACGACGACATTTAGAAGTTTTTTTAGATATATGAGAACTGATACAAAGAGTGTAGTATATTACAATCCAAGTGATAGAAAAGAAGAAGGCGAAGTGATAACATGAACATAATAGATGAATATAAAAAAGTAGCTCCACAAGGTACAGGAAAATTTATCAAAAAATATCCAACTGGTTATTTCCCTCACCCAACAGTAGAAGATTATCATCGCGGATATATTATTCGATATTTTATGAAACTAAAAACGAATAAACATAGTACAATACTTGAGGTTGATGAATCAGAATATAAAAAATTTTCATCGGATAATATTATAACTGGATATTCATTTTTTGCCAGTGTTTCATTAAGGTGGAAACTTATTGGCAAACGAAATGATGTGATAATGGGAAACACAAAAACATTGGAAACAAAGGAACTTATTTTACCCGGCATTAGTAAAAGAGTAAGTAATAGATTACAGTTCTGGAAAGAATCATAAAGGTTTTAATTTACTTAAAGGTTATTAAATGAAATATATAGATAGTTTAGACGACTATAACCAGCTTATCTCTTCTGTAGCAAATAAAAATATAGTTATTTTGCCTACATTTGTAAATCATAAAATTCATTATGTTAGAAATAAACCTTCATTATTATTCATCAGAAATCTTGATGATTATACTGATTTTGTGATTGGTATATCGCATCCTGATTTATTTCACATTCCAATTGAACGGCTTCAAGAGCTAAAACCTAGCGAAATTTGGACTATTGACCAAAAACGGTTACTTAGTATTCTCGATAATATGTCTATAATTGATATTAATATGTTTTACTACCTATCAAAAAATAACACACCAGAGTGGATTCTGGACACACCGATACATCTTCTGTATCAAAGAAAGTATAGTTCGGCACCTGATGTGAACAATATAATTCCTGCTGCAAAGCATATAGAATTGCATCAAATTAATGCTGAAAAAATATCTTATATTTTAGGGAACTTTAATTCTCCGGAAGCGTTACTCTACTATCGGTCGACCCTGTACACAATTAGCCAGTTAGAGCGTACTGGTATTCTGATTGATCCTATTAAATTTAAATCTCATTACGGTGATAGTATTTCTCCTCACATTTCTCCTGACAATTACATTTATTCTGAATATAACTTCTTTACTGCTACTGGCAGACCATCTAATAGATATGGCAACATTAATTTTGCTGCTATAGAAAAGAAGGATGGAGTACGTAGAGCATTCATTCCCAGATATGATAATTTTATATTATTTGATTTCAGTTCATTTCATTTAAGTCTTATAGCAAAATTAATGGATTTCAAATTTGAAATAGATGATATTCACACATATTTAGGTCAGTATTATTTTGGTAAAAAAACACTTACTTCAGACGAATATGAAGAAGCGAAAAAACTAAATTTCAAATATTTGTATGGTGGAATTCCCACTCACATTAAAAATTCAATTCCTTATTTTGATGAAGTTCAGAAATTTACATATATGATGTGGAATAAAATGCGAAAAGACAAATTTTATGAATCTCCATTAACAGGTAGAAAAATTAGATTAGAACATATCGAAAATCCAAATCCAACGAAAGTTCTGAATTATTTTATACAATTGATGGAAACGGAAACGAATATGGTTTTTATTGACAGACTACAAAAATATCTTCAAAATTTTAAAACCAAATTGATTTTATACACATATGACAGTTTTTTGTTTGATTATTCATCGGATGATGGACAAGAATGTATTATTGGAATTAAACAGATATTAGATATTTTTCCTACAAAAGTATATTTCGGTAAAAATTATCAAGATATGCTTAATGTTACAGAAACATTAAATAAAAATATGAAATGATATTTATATAAAAGGATAATTTATGGAGATAATAGATGTATGATAAAACACAACTTATAGATGACATTATAACTGATTGGTCATATAAAGTTTCTGATGGAAAACCTGATATTAATAATTTTGAACATAGAATGATTTTGAAAGATGTTTTAGTGGAGCATGATATACCAACTGATGCTATAGGATTAATTATTCAGAATTTAGTATATGAAAAGCAGATTTTACAAGAAGTGGATTCAATGAGATCAATAACAGGAACGGCTATATATAATCGTGGAAAGACTCATATGACAGGAAGTGGTCATTCGACATATTATGATCCCTCTCAAATGCAAAATATTTTACCTACACAGGATAGCGAAGAAGAGGAAGAGGAATTAGAAGATGATGGACAGACGACAGCGGCAATAGAAACATATCAATTTGATAAAGAAAAAATGGCTATCATTGAAACAGGAGATACAATTTCATTGGAAGATGTATTAACAGAAAATAAATTCAAATGTTTTATGACAGGTGAAATTTATTGTGAACAAACAGATGGATTGCTTGTTAAAGAAAATGAATACAATAATTTAAATGAAGCTATAACTCGAGGAACTCAATTGGAAAATGCTATTATATCTCGCTGGGATGGTACAGTATATGAATCAGATAAAGAGCTTGATGAAATTGCTGTTAATATAGTTTCTAAATTAAAAAATATAGGTATCACTGGTAAATCTAAACATTTAGGTTCTGGTACGGTTGATACTACTGCTGAATGGAAACAATATGGAGCAAATGATAGAACTCCAAAAACTGACATAATTTTAGGAAAAAATAATATTTCTCTTAAATGGGGTAAATCTCAACTTATGTCTGGTGGAAAAGCTGAATCACTTGCAACTTTTATGACTTCGGTGGGAGATATACCTAATATTCAAAATGATATAGTTAATAATATAGTAAATGAATTGAATAATTTTGTTGAAAGTGGACATAGAGTTATGGGTACTGTAAAAGATGCCTTACAAAGTGATTCTTCTAAAATAAAAGATATTAAACAAAAAAGTGAAGTTGAATTACTTAAAAAAGCAAATGAATCTCATAAAATAATGTTATCTAATATGCAAACATTATTTTCTTCAAATTCTAATTTCGGGACAGTATTTGTAAAAGAAGCAATGAGTGGAAAACATAAATTTGGAAAATCGTCTGTCGGTTTTGCTACTAAGTTATTGGCAATATCTGGTGATGGTAAAACATATAAATATTCTGATATTAATGATGCTATTGCTGGGAAAATTGCTGGGAAAATGAAACCCTCTGTTCGATTTAAAAGCGTATCAGTTAAAAAAAGTATTGGTGGTGAGAAAATAAAAACTGGAGAATATAATTTTTGGTCTGTTGTTTCATTAATCACTAAAGATTTGAATGAAGGAATCGAAAATTCTGATAAATTAATTGTTGAAGGAAAATTTACGGATTTTATTAAGAATATTATAAAAAAGATTAAAAAATTGATCATTAAGATTAAAAAATATTTAAAAGAAGGATTTAATGAAATAATAAAGTATTTAGATATTGATATTAGTGTAAATACAAATACTATTATTGATGTAAGTAGTATTATATAATAGATGAAATAAAGGAGACGATTAATGAAGGGAACTCAGTTACTGTGCACATTTACACGGAAAAATAATTTAGAAGAAACAATTGAAGAAATAAAAAACATATATGAAATTTCATTTGGTAAATTATTCATATTAGAAAATTTGAATAATAGTAGAGAATTGATATTAACATATAACATTGATAGCGAAAAAGTTGCTGGAGAAACGATGAGGAATACAATTTCCATTCATCGTAAAAAACATACGAATACACTCTATACTATAAATGCTCTTAATGAAGTCGTGAGCCTTTTCAATGATGGGAAAATGGATGCCAGTTATGAAGTCGACTGGGAAAAATATAGAAACACATTATTAGTAACTGACGACGACGGATTAAAAAAGATTAAAACAAAAATATATAAAATAGAGGACATTTAATTTAACAAATAAATTGAAAAAAGTCAATTTTTTATGGAACTTTATATTAATATACAAGTATAAACTATTAAACATTAAAACATTAAACATTAAAACACAATGGTTACGTTGAGATTAAACGTTAAATCATTAAACTTAAAACCTAAACATGAGGAGAACACTTATGGGAACAGCCATTAATTTGGACGCTGTTAGAGAGCGTCTTGCTAAACTTACGAAATCCAAGAAAAATTCTAATTTAACTTGGAAACCTACCGACAAGGAACAAACTATTCGAATCGTTCCTTACAAATTTCAACCTGATAATCCTTTTATTGAATTATATTTTCACTATAATTTTAATGGTAAAACTTATCTTTCACCTGTTTCATTTGGGAAACAAGATCCTATTATGGAAGTCGCCCAAGAATTGAAAAATGCTGGCGACAAAGAAAGTTGGATTCAAGGTAAACAACTCGAACCTAAATTAAGAACTTTTGCACCTATTATTGTTCGTGGTCAAGAACATGAAGGCGTAAAATTTTGGGGATTTGGAAAGACAATTTACGAAGAATTGCTTTCTAACATTGCTGACCCTGATTGTGGTGATATTACTGACCCAGCTTCAGGACGCGACATTGTTGTTTATACTGTTAAGGAAGAAGGGAAACAATTTAACACTCCTAAAATGCGAATCAAAATGAATTCGTCTCCTGTTACGACTGAACGTGCAATTTTAACAAAGATTGTTGAAGAACAACCTGACATTAATGAATTGTATGAAGAAAAAAGCTATGAAGAATTAGCTGAAGCTCTTCAAAAATATTTACATCCTGAAGAAGTTGAAGAACCTGCTGGTGAAACTCAATCGGAAACTCCTGAAACACAAACGGAAACTGCGGGAACTCCTAAAACTTCTGAAACTCCTACCGCTCCACCTGTCGCTCCATCTTTTGAACCTACTGGCGATAAAGGTAAAGATGACCCGTCAGCTAAAAAAGCTGATAATGTCAATCTTGATGAAATGAAAGCTACCTTTGCGAATATTTTTGAAAAGGATGCAAAATAAGTTGATTAGTCGGGAATTATTTCCCGACTTTTCTTTTTAATTAGGAGAATATACATGGCTAAAAAAGAAATAAAAAATGATTTAGCAATATCTCTTGCTGAAACATTAAATAAAAAGTTTAAGACTGATGGTCAAGTAGCCTATTTCATAGGAGGAGAAGAAACTCCGACTGATGTAAAGGAATGGATTTCGACTCGTAGTTCAATATTAGATTTAGCAATATCCAATCGTCCTCATGGGGGAATTCCTGTGGGTCGTATAACAGAATTAAATGGACTTGAAGCTTCTGGAAAATCACTTATAGCAGGTCATGTACTTGCTGAAACGCAACGATTAGGTGGAGTAGCAGTTTATATTGACACTGAAAATGCACTAAGTATGGAATTCTTAGAAGCAATTGGAATGGATGTATCTAAAATGTTATACGTGCAATTGGATACTGCCGAATCTATATTTGAAGCAATGGAACAAATCATTAACAAGGCTCGAGAAACAAATAGAGACAGACTTGTAACAATAGTCGTTGATTCGTTTGCTGGTGCTTCGACCAATGCTGAAATGGAAGGTGATTATGACAAAGATGGTTGGGCGACTGGTAAAGCTATCATATTATCAAAGGGATTCAGAAAGATAACTCGTTTAATTGGTAAAGAACGAGTTGCTGTTTTAGCGACGAATCAATTGAGGGAAAAATTAGGAGTTATGTTTGGTGATAAATTCACAACTTCTGGTGGTAGAGCATTAGGTTTTCATGCATCAGTTCGTATTAGATTAAAACTTATAGGTCAAATAAAACGGAAAGCTGCGGGTGGTGATGAAGTTATTGGAGTAAAGGTTCAAGCTCAAGTAATTAAAAACAGAGTTGGTCCTCCATTTCGAGTTGCTTTATTTGATGTATTTTTTGATCGTGGAATTGATGATTCAGAACATTGGTTAAAAATACTTAAAGATAATGATGTTGTTACGAGGTCAAATCCTGGTTCAAAAATCATTGATGCAGATGGAAAAGAAATTAAATTTCTTGTTGACGAATGGCCTGAATTATTGAAAAATGACGACAAACTTCGTGAATATTTATATGGTAAAATATGTGAATTAGTTGTTATGAAATATAAAAAGAAAGATCCTGATGCTGGATTAGATATTGAAATACCAGTAGTTGAAGAATCTGTTGTCGAAGAACCTGAAAATATTGAAGAATAATTGATATTTTTCCCAGTGGGTTGATATTTATATCTGACTGTATAACTCACTGGGATTTTTTATTGGCTAAAAAATACAAACGGAAACGAAAAAGTACAACGAAAAGTAAAGGGCATGCTCAAGTATCTAAAGCCTTTCGTAAATTGGGTTATGGTGTTGTAGATGAATTTCGTATTGAAAATTTACCTTATGATTTATATGTTAAAGAACTTAATCTTGTTATTGAATACTATGGCGATCGCTGGCATTATCCAAAAGAAATATACCCTCCTGATTTTTGGGATAAAGTAAAAAAAAGATATGTGTGGGAAAAATGGGAAAAGGATAAAAAGAAAATCGAATTTGCCAAAAATGAAGGATTCAAGGTTAGAATCATTTGGGAGCATGATTGGAAAAAAGTAAGAAATATGATGCGTTATATAGAAAAGATGGTAAACAATTTGAGGGAATAAGTTATGCAGATTAATAATATCAATGAAATTCTTGCCAAGATCAAAAAAGAAAAAAGTGAACAAACAAATATCAATTCAAAAGTGCTTTTAGTTGATGGTCTAAACATTTATCTACGGGGATTTTCGTGTAATCCTACCATGAATGATGATGGAACACACATTGGAGGTATCACAGGATTTTTCAATTCGTTATGTGTTGCCATTCGGCAAATGTCTCCTACTCGATGTGTAGTTGTATTTGATGGAAAAGGTGGGAGCCAACGACGTAGGAAAGTTTATGATGATTATAAAGCAAATCGTCGTGGGTTAAGAGTAAGACTTAATAGAGCATATGACTTTGAAGATGCTGACGACGAACATAAGAATGCTATGAGACAATTAATGCGGATTGCTGATTATTTAGAACAGTTACCAATTACAGTATTAATTCACGACAATATAGAGGCTGATGATGTACTTGCATATCTTGCTGATGAAGTTTTCACAGAAAAGGTTGTAATTATGTCGACTGATGGCGATTTTGTTCAATTGGTGAATGACAGAATATCTATATGGAATCCTCCTCGAAAAAAACTTTATACACCTGAATTAGTTAAAGAAGATTATGAATTTACTCCTGGTAATCATATTTATTTGAAAATTATATCTGGCGACAAGAGTGATAACATTCCTGGAATAAAGGGAATTGGTATTAAAACAATTCAAAAGAATTTACCTTTAATAACATCTGATGTAGATATAACATGGAATGAATTTAAAGATTTTTTACATAAGAGTATTGATAATAAAACAGCGAAACGACTTGTTGAAGAAATGGATGATCTTGAACGAAATTATACATTAATGAAGTTAGGCGAAATAGAAATCAGTGGTTCTACTAAATCAAAAATACGGGAACTTATTGGTGCTCCAATTAGTACAATACATAACCAAAATTTTAAAACACATTTTTTGGAAGATAAGTTATATTCCGCAATTCCAAATTTGGATTCTTGGTTGAAATTAAATTTTTCTAAATTAAACACATTCGCCCTCACAACTCATTAAGGAGATATAATTTGGCTAAACAAAATTTAGATACCCTCACTGAATATGGTATATCATTTCAGATTAAAACGGTTACAGCCCTCTTAAAAGATTCTACATTTTTCGAACAAATTCACGACATAGTTGATCCCGAATTTTATGATTCTGATTCTATGAAATGGATTGTAAAAGTGGCTCTTGATTATTACAATGAACACAGGATTGTTCCAACTCCGGAAGTCTTCAAACTTGAATTGGAAAAAGAAGTCGACAATGTTACAATGAAAGAAAGTATCGTTGAAAAATTAAGGTCGATTTACAATAATTTTGGTGTTTCTGATCTCAAATATGTTCAAGACAATTTTTTAAAATTTACACGAAATCAAGTGATGAAACAAGCAGTATTAGATTCAGTTGATTTGATACAAGCTGGAAGATATGATGACATAAGAACTACAATTGATAATGCTTTGAAGGCAGGTGAAGAACGAGATATTGGAGTTATTTGGAAAGAAGAAGAATATTTCAATCGACGAATTGAAGATACATTAAGAAGTCCTGTTCCTACACCGTGGGAAGTAGTAAATGAAATTATGGATGGTGGATTGGGTGCTGGTGAACTTGGTGTCGTAGTTGCTCCTGGTGGTATTGGAAAGTCGTGGATGTTAGTTGCTATTGCAAATCATGCTGTTAAACTTGGAAAGACTGTAATTTATTATACAATGGAATTGAATGAAGATTATGTTGGACTTCGCCATGATGCTAATACGACTGGATTTGCTTCACAAGATATAAAATTTCACCAAGAAGAAGTATTGACAGCGATTAGTAAAGCACGTGGGAATTTGATTATTAAATATTATCCTACGAAAAATGCTTCTGTTGACACATTACGAACTCACATTGTTAGAACAGAATCACAAGGTTTTAAACCTGATTTAATTATTATTGATTATCCTGATTTATTAAAAGCCCAACTTAATTATTCAAATAATGACAAACGATTTGAACTTGAAAATATTTATGAACATACTCGTGGATTGGCGGGAGAATTACAAGTTCCAATTTGGGCAGCCAGTCAAGCGAATCGTTCCAGTTTAGATGATGAAATTATAGAAGCTGGTAAAATAGCCGAATCATATAATAAAGTTATGATTTCTGATTTTGTTATGTCATTACAACGAAAGACAAAAGATAAACTTGCTCATACTGGTAGAGTTCATGTAATAAAGAATAGGTTTGGTCCTGATGGGTTTACTTTTCCAAGTAAGATGAATGCTTCAAATGGAATTATGCAATTGTTTGAAGAACGAAGTGATGATGGAAAAAGAACAACACAAGATACAGCGGAAGGTGGAAAATTAGAACGAATGCAACTTGGTGAAAAGGTAAATGAAATAAGAGAACGAAAAAAATTAGATGATTTAACATAAAAAAGGGAAGTTTACACTTCCCTTTCTTGTTTTAGTAGATTAATTTTTACCTTTTTGTGTTTTAGTAGCGTCATCTCCACCATTACCAGTAGGTTGTCCATCACCAAGTCCAGTTTGATTTTGATTGCGGTTATTATAACGATAGCGATTCATTTCACCGTCACAAGTTCCATCTTCATTTCGATTTTCAGATCTATTTTGAAGTCTGCGTTCAAAACGTTCTTGGGCTATATCATTGATACCATCGCCATCTTCATCAATGAATCTATCAACACGGTTAGCTCTTTGTTGATTTTGTTTTGCTTTATTAGCATTAGCATCCCAGCGTGGTTTGTCTTTGTAATTAGTTCGTAGGGTATCTTGTCCAAAAGTGAAAGTAGATACTCCGAAAATAAAAATTAATAGTAAAATAAATTTCTTCATGTTGTTCTCCTTTATGATTATTGTATTACGTTAATTACATTTATTACATACAACAATCGTACCAAAGTCTTAACGTGTTGTTTTTATTGAACGCTTGTTTGTTTTCTTCGTCCTGCGGGTCGAAGTTGATTTCCGTGTGGTCGTTTTCTTTGTAGACGATTTACGAACAGATTGTTTTTCTTTTTTTATTAAGGTACGATTGGGGTAACTTTGTAGCCCGTTTCGTTGGTTAATGTGATGTTTGGGTAACAATGTAGTCCGTGTAGTTGGATAACGTCGTGTTTGGACTACATTATTACTTTTTTTAAATGGTCGTGGTTTACGATGTTTTATTTGTTTATATTTATTCCAATATGTGTAGTTGAGTTGAACATATGGATACCAATTTAAACTGTTGTAATAATATGGATGAGCATAATCATAAACATAGTTTACATCATAAACGTAAACATCATTTACATTATTAGGGCGAATATGATGATATGTAGTATAGCATCCTGTTAATAATGGTAATAACATTAATAAAAATAATAGTTTAACTTTCATTTGGTTTCTCCTGTATTAATTTATCTACTAATACATATACAATAATCGTACCAAAAAATAAATTTGACAATGAATGCTCTATTTATTATATTCTGGTAAAGAAAACAAATGAAAGGTTTTGTAATGGATGATTATTTAAAAGATATGTTTTATTTGACTGAGGAAGAAGAAGTCGATTTATTGGAACATTTTTTATTGGAAGAAAGATACGAATCAGTATTATTGGAGTGGTAAATAATGGATGCACGAGAAATTGCAACAAAGTATAAAATTTTAGAATATGTTGTAGAAATACGCCGACATCTGATACAGATTTCAGTGGAGTCTTTTTACCAGATGAAAATGCTGTATTTGGATTTGAACGAGTTGAAGAAGTTGATTTGAGCATCAAGTCTAAGCGTGACGATGGAAAAAATGATGAAAACGCTGTAGATTTGGTTATGTATGAAGTGAGGAAATTTACTCGATTGGCTCTTGACAACAATCCAAATATCATTGAACAATTGTTTGTTCCTAAAGTTGAATATGCTAACGTATATGGAAAAATGATTTTGGCTAAGGCTCATATTTTCCCACACAAAGGTTTGAAACAAAAATTTTTGGGGTATGCTTTCAGTCAAAAACATAAAATGGTTATTAGAACTGATAACTATCATTCTTTAGAAAATGCTTACGAATGGTTAGAAGAAAACACACGAACTGTTGAAAACAGCAAA